CCTGCTGTTAAAAAAGCAGCTACCAAAGCTAAAGACACTGTTAAGAAACCTGCAACTCGCGGCCGCAAGCCAAAGACGAAGTAAGTTTCTTAGCCTCTTCGTATAGTGCGAAGCTGGCTAGATTTTTAGCTTTACTTTCACACATGATGTCAAAGTCGTCTCTGAAGCTCAGAGCCCATTTGTTCACTGCTGTATTCCAGTAGAACTCTGAGTGGGCTCTGAGCTTCCCTTTTTTGTAGCCTTGTTCTGTGAGCGCCGCAAGGTCAGGCTTTTGGTCTGATCTGTGCCCCACAAGACAATCTTCTCTACTAACACTATAATGCATAGCAGGACGAACGCCCCTCCAACTGTCAATAACACGTTTGATCCTGTCGTCATTTGCATTTATATATTCTCCTGTTTTAACCCAATGATGATGTACATCTAGCACCAGAGCGAGATCTTTTTGGAGTTCGAGACTGCTGTCAATTCCCCAGCTGACTTCGTCGTTCTCAATGGTGATGCAGTTTCTTGCTTCGGGGGTAAGGCGTGGGAGGGCAGCTTTGATACCGGCTGGACCGGCTCTACCGGAGATGTGGACGTTGATCTTAAAGTCCTGATATCTTTGACCATACCCCATCCATCTGACCATGTCCGTGTGATATTCAAACTCTTCTATACTCCGACTAACAATATCTGGATTATCACTAGCAAGCACAGTAAACTGGCCAGGGTGCATAGACAAGCGTACATCACGTTCTTTAGCGATTTGGCCCACGGCTGCGAAGTGCTTTTCGCAATAGCTGACCACATCAGGACGTTTCCAGAAATAACACCAATCACGCTGAGTATAGACAGGAAGGCAATCACTGCCGAGTCGAACCATTCGTAATTCATTTGGTAGTTCTCCTACTTTCTCTACTAGCTTGCGGTAAGCTTCAATATTGCCTACCATTAAGTCCCACAATTTTTGTTCTGCAACTTCTTGCGTTTGTCTATTTAACCAAGCAACTGTAGTAGACCCTGTGTTGTATTGTTTACAATCATCTTTGGGTTTAATTCCGTTTACTTGATCGGGACGATCAATCCATTTACATGCGAAGCCGATTCGTTTTTGCATAATTTCTTTAATCTTTCCCAGGTGTCTTGCCAATTTATAATATTATAACACATGCCACGTTTGTTGTCAACGATTATTTTGGCTAGAGGATAATCGTTTCCTTGCGAGTGCATAGCATCACCGAAGAAATGTATTTCTTGTTGTGTATCAAAGTCCGCTAGTATTTGACTTTTATCTGCACCCGCTGGAGCAATGTCAATGCCTGTTTCACCACCAACAGTTGCTTGTAGGGTTGGAAATAGTAGATTAAAGTTGTCGGCGATTATGTTGCGTTCGTCGGATAATACATCATGAACAACGTATTCTGCTCGTTGTTCGCTATCAGCATTACGACCAACAACGCTGAAGTTTACCATGCCCGGACGATGTTCAAAATGTAGTCCTGTACGCAACATGAATGTACTTGACGTTAGTTGTTCTGATAGCCAGTCGTGTGGACTTTCGGGTAGTACCCATTTGTTTGTGCGAATATTTAATGCACCTTCCCAAACATCGTTGCCGTTGCAGTTATATACACGTTTACATTTTGAATAGATGTATTCGCCTATCTGCTCTACTGTTTTAGATCTATCACTTCCTGTGACAAGGTAAACAATATTTGTTTCACAGAATTTACTGAACCAGACAGCAAACTCTTTGTCTATTCGCCCTCGACTAGGTGTTAGTGTTCCGTCAACATCAAATATAAAAATCATCGCCAATTCTCTACTACAAATTTATCCTGCACATCACACGGGTTAGGATCGCCGTGAAATACTGCAATACAACATGCTGGATCAACAAACACCTGATTGTTAACTTCTCTAAACGTGCGTTTGCCGTGTATTATAGCAAGTTCACTTCGATTTCGTATTTCCCACTTATAACTCTGTATCCATTCTTTAGGCCACCACTTTATTCGGTCCTTGCTCAGTTTCCATATCCAATCTTGATCACCGTGTAGTCGCTGTGCATCTCCAGGCTTGGCTACAAATTTTTCGTATAGATATTTTTCTTCGCCGTGTGTCCATGACATCACTGAACTGTTAAGACAATTCCAGGAAGCATGAAACTTTCTGTTAAAGTCTAATATTCCGTTAAACCCGTTAGAATTAAATGAAACTAGCTTGTTAAGATTATTGCAGATGACAACATCTAAATCCATATAGATTATCCTGCCTTTTAACGGTAAGTTCGGATCGAACATGTGTACTTTATGCCACCACCCCTTTGCATATTGAGCGTTGGGTTGATATATTGTTCTTACACCGTCTATAGGGTGCTGGTCATCTGTTAAGCAAGCAAGTTCGTATGGGACAGTGAGATGTCGTCTGACCATATTACGTAGACGTTCTACATATTCTCTACCATACTTGTTTCCGAAGCGAACACACAGTATAGTAATAGATATTGCAGGGTCAAGCGAATCTAACTGTTTCCCAGCCCGTGCTAATGCCTTGGCTGCTTTTGCTTCTCTCTTTATCCTCCGGTGTTCGTCTTTAGACAACTCCATACTATCTATCAATATGCTTGTGGATATCTATAACTACTTTTTCAAAGTCTTCAAGGCGAATCATATTAGGCCCATCGCTGGGAGCATTGTCTGGATCCGGATGAACTTCTAAAAAGAAATTAGTTATACCTAAAGCACTAGCTGCCCTACATAAGCCAGGCACATACTCACGATTACCACCACTAGAAGAACCGTTGCCTCCCGGTTTTTGAACACTATGGGTAGCATCGAGGATAATAGGATTGCTATAGGTATTAAGCATAAAATCAAGACCTGTAAAGTCAACAACCAAAGTATTATATCCAAAACTAGTTCCTCTTTCTGTTATCCAGACTTCCTTAGCGCCGTCAGTCTTGCTTAGTATACCAGCAACATCCCAGGGCGCTAAGAATTGTCCTTTTTTAATGTTTACAATTTTTCCTGTAGCACATGCACGTTGAATCAAATCAGTTTGCCGGCAAAGGAATGCAGGGATCTGTAGTACATCAACTGCGTCAGGCCATGCGCCTATTGCAGCAACCTGTGATTCAGTGTGTACATCAGTTAGTATCTGTAGACCTTTAATTTCTTCTTTCATATCTATGAAACTAGACAACGTAGGAACCAACCCAAGTCCACGCTTGCCATTTAGGCTTGTACGATTTGCTTTATCGTAGCTTGCCTTAAAGTAATATTCAAAACCGTATTTGGCACATACTCTTGCACAATGCTCTGCAATGTGCATACTTTGTTCTAATGACTCATGTTGACATGGGCCTGCAATAATTCTCATGTTTAACTCCAGTGTCTAATAGTGTTAGCAATAATAAAACCGCAGGTCGCTATGTGTATAATGACCCAAAATGTTTTAAAGAATAAAGCCCAACGAGCTTCTTTTAGTGTAAGAATAGGAATATCAGGCCGATCGTTGTCTGTCTGTCCCATTAAGTGCCCGGTTGCCCGGGCCCAAATCTTTTCTATAGTATACATTATGCTTCGTAAATAGCCGAATTAGCACCATGTTCAGCACATTCTACTCGAACACAGTAGCAACGATTGTTAGTCTTTTCACGTATTAGTTGATCGGCAAAGCGCCAAGCATGTTCTGCAAACTTTTCTGCGCCAACGCCGTCGAATAATCTTAGTTCAGCAATTCCGCTTGCTTCAAGTTCTGATAATTTATAAAGCAGTGGATCTTCTCTATCTGCGCAAAGTTTATGATCGAAGTTATCTTCTAGCCATGCCTTCAAAGGTTTAAGTCCTCCAAAGTCTACTGCCCAGTTCTTGTTGTCTAATGCGTCACAACCAAATGTAAATGTAAATGCTAGACTGTACCCATGTAGCAAATGACAGTGTGAATGATCTGCGTTAGGTTGGCGGAATACCGCTGACAGACCAATGTTGTGTCCGTAATGTTTTGTTGAATAAAATTTTGCCATCTCTAGTCTCCTTAATGAATGAGCAAGTTTGACGACATGCAGAGTTTATATAGCGGGATGAATGACGTAAAAGTCCGCTGTGTGTCATACTATAAGTATACAGCAAACTTATTTATAATGCAAGAAAAATCACATTATTTTTCTGCCATTCTACAGGCATGTTCCACAACTGTTTATTTCGTACAGTAAATTTAATATGTGGATAGCATTGAAAAACCTTAGCTATTTGATAGACCCAATAACTAGCATCAACTGCTTGAGCACCTTCTTTAGCATAGTTAGGTGTGCCTTTGTATATGTTGTTTACAGATTTATCTACAGGATAAAGATCAAACCCAATTAGTTCTATCTCATTAAATCCTAAACTAGCAGCTACTAGTACAGCATATCCTCCGCTGCCCCAATGATCCGGGTGGTCTACTTTTATATTTCCAGCATACGGTAGATCGGGAACTGTTCTTATGTTCTTGTTCTTTTTTATTTTACGAAAGAAATGAAACCAGCTCGGTCTCACATATATCTGAGTGTTTGAATTAAGTGGATTGTCTGTGGATTCTGCTGCCATCCTGCGATCGCAACAGATCAAATGATCTACAACAATGTCTCGATGAACAGCATTGCACCCAACAAGAGTGTATTCTGGTTTGTATTTTTCGAGTTCTGTGCCTCTACGACTTTCACCGTTTCCGATGACTAGAGCCTTGGACATTACTCTAGTCTACCGAAACCGCTCCATAGTCCAGGACCACCTTCTCTGGTGCATACCCACCCTACGAATCTGCCAGGTTGCGGATTGCTGTTCCAAACAATATCGCCAACTGTGTAAGTTCCACTAGTAGGGGCTTCGGTGTCGCTTAGATGTACATTGTTATTAAATTTAATAGCACCGTTGACATGTAATGCTGTTCTTGGATCTGGGTTATTTACATTAATACCCATGTTGCCGAACACTGTAATTTTAGAAACACCAGCATTAGGATTTCCTAAAATTATATTTCCTGCAGCTTCTACAGTAATCCTTGCTGTATTGTCTGTGACAATTTCTAAGTTATGACTAGCGTAAGTTCCTATAAATCCTCTAACGCCATTGATAGATCCCATAACAACTTCTACACCGTCTTCAGCAACACTAAATGCAGCATTAGGTTCTTCGATACCTAACCCTAATCTATTAGTATCACTGTTATAAACAATATATTGGTCAATGACAACGCTGCCATCTACAAGTAGTCCTTTTAACCTACCAACTTCTCTTAGATTACTTTTAGTAATAGTCGGACCAAGTTCTTTTTCATCTATTAACTTAATGTTGTTAACAGTGATACTCTTGCCTTTAGCGAAATCGATATTTTCAGATACAAAGAATCGATCCGGGTTGCTAGCAAAAATGAATTGTTTAGTATTTCCTTTACCTGCCCATAGTAGACCTTTACCGTCTAGTTGGTCTCCGGAAAATGTAATAGGAATATCTTTCTCAAATTTAATATCTGCTTTGAGTTCTTTAACTTCTAGAATATTAACTTTTAATGTGCCGCCAACTGTTAAATTTTCTAAACTGTCAACAGTTAACGACTTAGCATGTACGCCAAAGTCATCTATTGTTAATTGTGTTTTTGTCGATGTGTCGGTAATACCGGCACTGGCAAAGTTTTGTATTTTGCCCCCGTTGATATGGTCTCCCGTTAAGGATCTTAACGGAAGTTTTCGGGCGATTTCTTTCGGGCTCGGCGCAGATGTCTGCTCGATGCCTTTTAATGCATCTCCGAGTGCTGCTAATGCTTGATCAATATTGTTGCTCATAGTAATGTATTTATCCGCCAATTAAAAAGCGGACCTAAGTCCGCTTTTGCTAGGTTGCACTACTATTTATTGTACTTTGAGCAGGATGGTATCTATATTAATACGCCCGTTTAGCTTGATATCAACAGCTTTGATATCATCTAAGAACTTGCGCAACGCTACTTTACCAGCCGCTTTAAACTCTTTGAGCTGTTCTTCCGGTTTACGCAGTGTCTTTTGTACGCTGAGTTCTTCATCAAACCCTGTAATCGTTGTACCTTTAACCTGTAAGCCACTGCCGTTTCGACCTTGCCCTGTAGGATCGATATTAGCTGCAACATACTTGCCAATCTTACGAGTCTTGATGTTAAAGATCCAAAGTTCAGCAGCGCCTACAATCTCTATAGGATTAACACTGGCAAGTTTGAGTTTGTCATCCAGTTTAAGATACTTCAGCTTTTCAATTAGTTTATCAGCACTCTTGGCTTTAGGAACACGTGGCTTGCGTGTAGCTTTACTGGCGTCTACAACGTAATTACAAGCGCCTACAAGCGACTCTAGCGCAGTGATGTACTTTGTGACGTCTGCTTTAGTTAAGTGCTTGTAGCCTTCTTTTAACTGCTCTACCATGTCCTGTTCTTTTTCGGACATTTTTTTGAGTTGAGCAGCAGTTGGAGGGTTTTGAATTTCTAAAAACTCTGCAAGTTCATTTTCGTAAAACTTAACCAATTTACGAGCATGTGCTTGTGTGACACCCTTGTTGCTGAAGTGACCTTTAAAGTTAAAGCCTTTCGGATCAAACCCTTTCTTGTCAGTGATAAAGCCTTCTAACCACTCGTCAATTTCTTCAGCAGCAGCTTGTGCCTGTGATGTAATACGTTCTTGGATAGTAGGAACATATACACCGCTCGCCGCCTTCTCTTCTACTTTATTTTTAGCAAGTTCTTTAGCACCGTCTTCGACAGTCCTTGCCAGTACTTTATTAAGATGCTCAGATATTGGCTTCATAGCACCTTGTGTGCCAGGAAGTTCTTGCCAGTAAGCATCTTGTTTTGGATTATAATCCATCATACCTGAGCGCAACATTTTGCACAGGATGGCAGTGTTTACGTTAACAGAACTTGCACCTTTGGCTGCTTTAGCACCGCGAATCTGTTCAGCGGTATACCCGTTTTCTTTCATCCATGCCCAGCACTCTGGTTCTAGATCAGCAGTTTTGTAGTTGTCGTAGTAAAAGGATTTTGAATTTCGCTGGAAGCGATGATACTCTGCACCACTCCAAGATTCGCAGCCAGCCCAAGCTGGCCCAATTATCTTTGCGCCGCGCTTAACTGTGGGCGCAATACGTGCCTTCTTCTTTGGAACTTTAATACCTACTGATTTTGCCATGTTTCACTCCTGTGCGTTTGTCTAATACAGCTATTATAACACCATAAGAGATGTTTGTCAACCGTGTTCAAAACGCTGTATCTCTTTTAAATCACCATCTTCGGTTTCTTGAAACACTGTTGCAAACAAATAGCCTTGCCCTAGCAGCGATTCTGCTATTTCAAATGCTTGTTTTCTACTAGCAGTTGTATCTTGTACTTCTGTATGGCCGTCTTCATCTTCCGCCCAAACTTCATATAGTTCGAAGTTCATGTTAATTTCCTGTCTCCTAAAAATATAGTTATCTAAATGTGTTTAAAAAGGCCAACTACCGGCAGTGGTATCAACGTTATCTAAGTCAGCATCGGGATCATGGTCGATACCCTGCCACTGTTTGATTTCGAGCTTTTCATCGTTCCAATCGTTATGCCAAAACTGGCCATTCCACATAGCTTGATATTTTCTTTCCTCTACTGTCTCTACATTATACATGCCTTCTCTTACAGGGTCAACCGTAGATGGAAACCACTCTGTTAGAGTGTACTCGATGTCGTCTTTGTCCTTATAGCGTTCCCACTTGCCGTTTTTCTGTGATCCAGCAATGTAGAAACCAAAGTCGCTGCTCTTGCCAGTAGTAGAGTAGCCGTCGTGTCCTTCGATGTCTTCGCCGTCGTAGACTACACCTGCAATGATTTCATTACCGTCGATTTCATTATAGCTTAATTTTAATTTGGTAATATCGAAAGGAGCAGTAAGATCCAAAGCGCCTTCAAAGAATGTGCCTTTTTCACTGCTGGTACCAATGAATACTACAGTGCCTGCGTCTTGCTCGTCAATCGAGTATTCACCATCACCTTCAAACTCCGGGTCGCCGGCTTCGCAACCGTTGATATCATCCATTGAGCGTTGGTATACAGTTTCACCATTCTCGTCTATGATTTGAAGTGTGCCTGCACTGCGATCAACACCGCTTTCGTGACAAATATCATCACAGTCATACCAACTGCCCGATGGGAATGGTTGCATATCTTCTGGAATGTCATGCGCTTCGGCATAATCACTATCCCATGCGTACTCGTTTAGATCTAAACGGTGCCGTTTAAAGTAATCATAAATTTCACGACTTACTGTGCCCATAGTCCATTCGCCGCCGTATCCCCATAGATGAACTGTGTAAGTGCGTGGAGTAAATTTAAGAATCTCAATAAGTTCTTGTTTTTCTTGTTCAGTTGTCATTATATTTCCTTAGTGATAATATTGATCGTTTTCATCTAGGGGTTTAACTTTATCTCGAAGCTCTGACATATTGTCAACAATCTTGTCGTAGTCTTCCTTATCGAGTATAGTCTTGTACATGCTCAATGACTGCGCCATTAGGATGGCCGCAATTTCTAACGGATTATGTTCTAACCCAATCATCTTAGCGTGGAACGCCCAATACTCTTGATAGAGTTCGCTGATAGAATCTACTGGTTCACCTTGTTCGTTAATCATTTAGTATTCCTTTGTTTTTGAAATTTGTATTCTCTTCGCAGCCACCATTTATACTTTTGGAAATATTCCGCTTCGGTGTATTTTTTTTCGCCGAACACATTATGTTCTTCGCAGTTGTCAATCCAGAGATTGTGTATCCAGTTTCTAAATGGTGTCATATATTTTCCTCTCTTTTAAAAAGTTAATAATGTTATCTGCTACAAGTTTGTTTGATTCGATTCCGTGATGACCGTCTGGAGTGATATCTACCCAAAATAATCCATCATAGCAAGCATTGTGAACAGGTAAGAATTCTAATGATACTTCTTCTAGTTCGTGTGGTGAACACGGATAGTGAATATAGCTAACATCTAAACTTCTAAAAAATAAATCAGCATGATGCATGTGCATCTGTGTTTTAACACAGTAGTCGTGTTCGCTCATATACTTAATCCATTGCTTATTATCTTTGCCTTTTGCCCAAATTGCCAGCCGCTTGTTAAAGAATCCTCTTTTTAGATTACTAAATCTTGTATTAGTATTCTTAGATACAAATCCTTTAGTAAACATAATATCTCTTGGATAATTGCTCCACATAACAATCACAATGTCATTGGGCTGATATCTAAACTCTAATAAGTTGTACAATATTTCTGTATTGCTTATGCCCGGTTCGCCCAGGTTCACCACTTCTAGTCCTAGTTTTTCTCCTAGCAGCGTGGCCCAACCAAACTTGCTAGGGTTAGCAGTATTAGTTAACAGCGTGTTCCTAAAAGTGTATGCAGGATCACAATCAGGCAACCCTTGACCATACGTAAAAGAACAACCGAAGGTTATAATTCTAGCCACGATTACTGTCTCTTTTTGTTAACTCGTGAGTGTTCCAAATATTTCTATTATGTACAACACTTTCTTTTAATATCCGCCAAGTTGCCTCAGCTTCTGTTTCTGTAAATTCAAAATACATAGAATTTATAGGAGGCTTGCCTGTCGACTCGTCATACAAACTGCGATGTAAGTTGTAGTGTTTTAGCCACACTAACCTACCACTTGTCATACGAGTTGGAAACAGAGCAAACTTCTTTTCTATCATTTTAGAATATCAACAATAGTGTATGCAAGCTAATCCCACAAGCTCTCAAAATATTTCCCAAATAGTCTAAAGCCGTTTGAAATACGTTTCTGATAGGCTTTACGCCCTTTCATATCGTACTTACTAGTATCGTTCGGTCCGCGAATCATTTCGCTGTTGCCGCCTTCAAGTTTCTTCCACTGAATATCGTGTTCACCAGTGTGGAACTGATCTTCCCAATCTTCAAGGCTACCTGCTTTGGTTTCAAACGCAAATATCATTTCATCAAGAACCCAGTCCCAACGCTTGAAGTGATTCTCATCTGTATCATAATCGTTCTCTTTTGGTGGTGCAGCAGTGCTACGCAGTTCTGCAGGAACGTCCTTGTCATCTACAAAGGGAGAACCGTGTTTGGTAGCTTTTAGCTGTTTGAGCATAGGCAACACGATGTAGCCAAGAGTATGATCCATACTCCAAGTGTCCCAGCGATCAATCTGTACCTTAATAGTACGCTTTTGTTTGCTGTGGATCCAAGTTAGGAAACGGCTCAACAATGTGTCGTGACGCTCGCGATCCCACGAGGAAATTTCACCTACTTTAGGTTCAGGCTCTACACTACCGTGGGCAAGCCATTCTCCAAAGTTGTGAACCCACTGCGGCTCACTTTCGAAGTCGTACTCGCTCTTGACAGGTTTAGCCCAGAAGCACAGCAGTTTAGCTAGTTGGTAGGGACCAAACCAGTTTTTATAACCATCAATTTTAACTCGCATATAATTCTACCTTTACATTACCTTCTGCACCAGCTAGTCGCCAGATATTAGCAAATACCTCTGCTTCTTCATAACTATCAAAAAGTACAGGAATTAAGTCCATACACCTGCCAATATTTTCAGTCACCCAGATCCAGTCTGAATGAGCTAGATGAATTTTTACTCCGTATCTGCTTTCTTCCATATCTCACCTTTTTCGTCTAAGTCACTGCTCCATATCATTAACTTATTATACACTGGATATACCCAAGAGAGCAAGTCCCAATAGAGCAGTTTGGAGATCATGTCTCCCAAAAAATAACAAATATGTGAAAGAAGCTGTTTCATGATACTATATTTTGTGATATAACCATCATACTTAACCATATCCAAAGTGTATTAAATCCAACAAGAGTAGGTAGCAGCTTTTTATTGCTAACCCAAATAAGAGCCATGCTTGTAAATAATGCTACGATATATAATTGCCAAATATGAATACCATAAACTAGGCCCGGAACGATGATAATGGCCTTTGCAATCCAACTCACCGCTTCGATAATATTATAGTTTGTCCAATACTCTTTAGTAAGCCACATTTTGTAGCAGTTGGTAATTTCTCGCCACCCTGAATGACTGTAGACAATGCCCGTTAGCACAATCCATCCTATTGTTGCAACTTGTATTTGTGAGGCTGTCATATTATTTCCTTTGGGAATTAAGATAATTCTCTAAATCTTCTGGAGTGTTAATTTCAGCAGCCAGACCTGCTTCAGCCACACCAATAGTATAGCCATTTTGCAACCAACGTAGTTGTTCAAGACTTTCAATATCTTCTTCGGGATGCTTGTTCATAGTTGGATAATTCTTTAGCAATGCAGGATGGTATCCATAGATGCCATAATGCCAATCACCATAGGGCAATGCAGCTCGACAAAACCAGTGTGCTTGATGTGATGTGCTGATAATTTTTACAGTGTTTGGATCTAGTTGTTGCTCTGCCTTCATAGGATGCTTGAGAGTAGCAACATGATACTTTTCTAACAGCTTTGTCAGCTTGGGCAAATCCTCTACTGGCACACGAACCATGTCACCTTGCACATTAATAATGGCCTTGTACTGCGGAATCTGGTCTACCATAAAGGCAATGCGTTCAGTTCCGTTTTCAGCATCTGGAACAATAATAGCGTTTTCAACTTGACTTGCAATTTCTTCGCTGTCAGTGGCAACGTATACATCATAACCTGTGGTAAGACACTGGTCGTAAACATGTCTAATTAATGTTTTGCCTCCAACATCGCACAACATCTTGTTGGGAAATCGTGAGCTGGCCAAACGTGCGGGTATAACAATTGCAGTGTTCATAGTTTTTTGGTGTATCCTGCTAGATGCAACATCATGCTGTACTGTTCGTATGCTTTTTGCGCTGCTGCATTTGTGTGTCTAATATATGCTTCTTCTCGCTCTTTTTCCATCAGCATATCAAACATACCAACTTGATACTGCTCGTGACGCTGACGATTAAAGAATCGATCTTCCATTTCTATCAAAGAACGGAATCTTCCTTCCGGAATTTCAACAGTAAGAACTGCTTCAGTTTCAAACTGAACTTCTTGGTCTCTTATAATAGAAGCATTATCTGGCTCGGTAAAGTAGAAGGGCCGATGATACCTTGCCCTTCTCTTTTGGTCATTGAGAATGCGTACTTCGTAATTCTCACAGAACTTGTTGTCTTTTTCTTTCACTTACGATTTCCAAATAGTTGTAGCAAGTGAATGAACAAGTTGATAAAGTCTAGGTACAGTGTTAGAGCACCCATTACTTCTTCTCGACCTGTGTCGCCGCCAACACTTACAATTTCGCGGATCTTTTGTGTGTCGTATGCAGTTAATCCCAAGAACACAATAATAGCAATAGCACTGATAACCATCTGCATTACTGTACTGCCAATAAAGATGTTAACTACGCTTGCAATAATAATTGCAATCAATCCTACAAACATCAGTTGACCCATTGACGTTAGGTCTTTCTTAGTAAAATACCCATACAAGCTCATAGTGCCAAACAACACTCCTGCACCCATAAAGGCTGTAAAGATACTGCCCATAGTATAGACTGCAAAGATTGTAGCAAAGCTCAATCCCATTAGAGCAGCAAACACCTGCAGGAATATCTGCAATCCGCTTTTGCTAAAACTACTTGCAGCAAAACTCATACCTAGGATAGCAACAAGTGGAGCAAAAATAACAATCCATTTCATCGCTCCTGTAAAAAAGAACTGTAGGAGTTCAGGACTAGTTCCTACAAAATAACTAACAATCATTGATGTAATGACTGCCAACGACATGTGTCCATACACACGATTCATTGCACTGATAATTTGATCAGTTGATTTATAAGTTGCTGCGTACATTTAGATATCCTTTAGTTCATTCATTAGCGGAAAGATTTTAGCAATAATTTCTGCACAGGCAACCGCAATAGCCATGTGTTCTTTCTGTGTACCATTTTCACTACGTAATTCGATATAGTGCAACCAGCTGCGCAAACTACCTTGCATATACAATCGAGTTTTTGTAATACCTTCTGGCAAAACTTTACGTGCCTGTTCCTTGGCAATGCCCTTGCTGATAGCCCAATCATATTCCTTCTTGCAGGTATGTGCTACTCGCATCTGTGCATGAAGCCAATCTGTAGCCAACTGACGGTCTTCAGTTTCGATTGAGTTCTGGCGATTCTTTTCATCCTGCAGTCGTGCTTCCGAATACTCAAACATATCGCCCATGTCTTCTGGATTAGCATAACGCTGACTAAACTCTTGGAAGGCAAAACTACGGTGACGCACAATCTGATGTGCAATGTCACGAGTAGTGTCAATCTCAAGTGTGGCATTAACCATTTCAAGCGGGCTCCAGTGACTGTGCTTGATCAAATACTTGATAAGTTTAGCACTGGTTTCTTCATTCATTTGGTTAGCAGGATTACTCACCCTTGCACAGAACGCAATCAAATCCTGGATATCTGCAAACTCTGGTTCTGTCTTACCCTTGGCCAGTGCTTCTGCTTTACAGTCTGCTACAAACTCTGGATCTGCTACTGTGTAGCCTACAATACGTACTCTCATTGTTATCCTTTTAAAATATTCATGATTTTCTCTTTCTCGAGAATATCGTTTTCCATAGCCATATACTGCCTACGAAGTTCTTTTAGTTGTTCCCAACGGTCTTCTAGATCCGGATTCGGATTCAAAATACCAAGACGTTCCTCAATCTTTTCAATAGCTTTGGTTAGGCTCTTGCCACCTACAGTAATATCAGTACCAGGAGCCATGGTAAGACCTCCTGTGTCAATACTAACTGTATTTTGATTAGTAGTAAACGCATAGTCTGTAGTGTACGGTTGATTCCAATTATAAGCTGTACCCGCACCACTAGCAATGGTAAGATTATCACTGTTCCACAGCGATGGATCTAAGGTAATAGTAGCAGTGCCGATACTCGTAATAGCTGAAAAGTCATCGGCACTGCAATTACCAAGATCGAAGGTGTCGTCTTGGTCTTTCATATTAGGCCTTGGCTTCTTTACGTGCGTTCTTCTCTGCTGTAATTTCGTTGCGGCGTGCTTTGACAGCTTTAGCCATTTCAGCAAGTGCTTTACGAGCACGAGTTCCTGCAGCACTATTACCTGCTGTAAACTTTGCATCTTCTGCAAGAAATTCTTCGAAATGTGTTTTTAACTGTTCTGCTGTAGTTGACATATTTTTTTTTCCTTTAATAAAAAAATGGTATGGCCGGTAGGGTTCGAACCTACAAAAGCTGCGAGTTATACTCATTGCTCCATCCCCAATCTAGTCTATGGGACTAGCGGGAGGTCTGCCTATTCCACTCACGGCCACAAGTATATTATATAACCTTGTTTGCCTAAGAGCAACCCCTTAGTGGTTAAATATTAGCATATTATGATAGCCAATTTTCAAGAAATACCATTTCAAAAAATAGTTAGATTTGGACAGCGAACAATGTTGTCCAAACCGTTGTTCTCTATTAGCTGGATACTAGGACGATTCTGCAACTATAATTGTAGTTATTGCTGGCCGTATGCTAGATCAGATAAAGTTGATCATGAAAAATTAGAAGTATACCAACACACCATAGACGAAATTAAACGCCAAGCCAAACTAAATGGGTTCAATCAGTTCCATTGGAGCTTTAGTGGCGGTGAACCTACTGCATATAAACAGCTAAATGATCTAGTTAAATATTTGCAAGACGATGTAGAGAGTTCTTACCAAAGTGTACACATGACCACTAACCTAAGTCCAGGTAGCAAGTGGTGGAAGACTTGGTGCGCTAACACAGATATGCTGCAACGTCGAAGTATAACGGCAAGCTATCATTCAGAGTTTGCTAAAGAACAAGAGTTTGGCGATAAGTGCCTGCAATTAATGTATGAGAGAGTTCATGTCACAATCAATCAAGTTATGGTTCCGGAAATGTTTGAAGAGCTTTACGAGCGTATGGGACGATTTGCCGCCCGAGGTATTAATATTACTCTCAAACCCCAGTCCGACCCGACTGCTTCCAGGATTGTTGATGGATATACAGAAGACCAAATCCACAGAATGCAAACAGGATTCCCCCAACGATCAAATGGAGAAGAAGTCTATCAAGTAGCATTATACGATGCGGACGACAACGAATATCTGTTCGACCAAGCGGAAAGATTTAATGCATTTGGATTTAATAATTTCCAAGATTGGTCTTGCAATAGTGGCTATCAAAGTGTTATAATAAGAAGCAACGAAGTAAAGAGATCGTACAGTTGTCACGACCAACCATTAGGAACTTTAGAAAGTTTCGAATTGTTTAAGAAACCCCAACGCTGCATTACACCTAGTTGTGTTAGTTCAGCCGATAGCAAGATACCAAAATGCAAATAGATACAGAACACTTACACTTCTGGATGCAGGCAATCCGGCAAAGTGAAGATCCAATACGCACAATGGATGCATTTTGGAGTGGTCAACTTAAAAGCAAAGAGTGGCTAATTACCAACCTAAGAAAAAATGTTAATACTTTTATTAGTATAGACATCCACGGAGGTTGGGTTGGTGTATTAGCTAGTATGTTGTTCCAGAGTTCAATTCCCATAAAAAATATCCGCAGTGTAGACATCGACCCAACATGCGAATCTATTGCTACTATGATGAACAAGCAAGAAGAAATAGTTGGTAGATTTCGTGCAATAACCGCAGACATGTGCGAGATACGCAGTGATGCTAATGTTGTAATTAACACTAGTTGCGAACACATTGCACAAGATCAATTTGACTTGTGGAAAAGCGGAATGCCTGCAGACAGCTTACTAGTATTACAAAGTAATAATTATGATATTCCGGAGCATATCCGCACAGCAGCAACACTAGAAGAATTTAAATCACAATGCGGCATCAATGTTGTATGGGCAGGCGAATTAGAATTGCCACTGTACACTCGTTGGATGATTATAGGTAAGCAATAATGTTTTTCTCGATTAGTAAGCACATAAACAACGACTTCCCTAACCATATTAAATGGGGAGAGTTTTGTGTTGACTTTGATAACGGATGGACGATTAATGAAAATTATATTAGCAAAGGTTATCCGGGAAAAAGCTGTGCGATTTCATACAGTGATGACAGTGTACACGTTGACTCTGGTGAACGCCAAACCTTTCCTATGTTTATTGATGCTGAAAAATTTGTTGTGTCGAATTTACTATCAGGAGATTTTTTCGTAGGTGAAGTGTCGGTCACTGCAAACTCCATTATACGAATAGATAAGCCATCTTCAAAATTTAAAAAGTTGAATTTAACAGATAGCGAAATTATTGATCAGATAGACACTACTATTGAAAACACTATTTTAAATTTTGAAACAGATAAGCCCGTTAAGTTGTTCTTAACCGGCGGAGTTGATACGCTGCTGTTAGCAGCCTATGTTGTTAAAAATAAGATACCGTATGAATTAGTAAATTGTGAACATTTTGATTTAGATTATTTTATGTGTCATAATCGATCTAAATTAAAACAGTTTTGGGCATATAAAAGCCTACAGCATTGGAGAACTCCTGAAGTTCTTTTATCAGGTGCCAATGGCGACGAAATGCTGATGCGGAATCCCTATGATGCTTGCATCGTGTTAAACTACTTTAATGAAGATATAGTCGAAGTATGTAAACAGCAACCGTATTATCACAGTGGATATTTTCTAAAAGAAAAGTTCGCTAGCACATTGGAAGCAGCAAAGCAAATAAAATTCCACAGTGAAGCAGAATTAAAAGAACATGTTGTTATTAGAAACAGCAACGACTTCCAACACTGGCATTTAGGAAATACTATTACCCTGTCTCCTTACGATAATTTAAATTTAATAAATCTTGTTTTAAATTTAAGCTATCCTACACTGAGAACCCAGATACTTGATGCAGGAATACATAAATTATTAATTGAACGCAATGCTCCTCAGTTATTAAGATTGTTATCTAACGATAAGAACACAAATAATTTTAAAAAGCTAGCTGGAATCTACGAAGGACTAGAGTCTTTATGAACCCCGTAGCTATAACAAATCCAGACTTTGACAATTATCTCAGCATACGTTATGAGTTTACTAATGTATGTAATTATAAGTGCAATTACTGCTGGCCTGATTCTCATGCAGGAACAACAACATGGCCAGACTTTGATTTAATCTGTAAAAACTTCGATCACTTAATTACGATTTACAAAACGCAGTTTAACAAAAAAATAATCAGCATCGAACTTACTGGTGGCGAACCTACACTGTGGCCTAAGCTAGGTGAATTTGTAAAGTTTTTAAAAGAACGACACGATATTCGAGTTTCAGTTGACACAAATGGGTCGAGGACCATGCGATGGTGGCATGAGTATTCTAAATATTTTAACGATATTGCAATTAGTGCCCACCACGAATTCATTAATACGTCACATATAAAAGAGTTGTTGGACTTAATTTACAGCAATGAAACAACAATTGGTGGAGTTAGTGTTTGCATGGATCCATTAGCGTGGGACAAATGCACTCAGTTAGTGGATGAGTTAGTTGCACATCCAACACCGTGGCTGGTTAAAACAACAACACTGGTCACATCTACTGGTGCTGCTGTAGGTATTATACAAGATTACACCACTGAACAACTTTCTTATCTAGAAAATAAAATAAAAAAACTTCCTCCAAAAGAATACCTAGACAAGATGAAATCTCTTAACAACATACAAGAAGATAAAACACAGGCAACGATTACATGGGATAATGGTACTAACACACCATACACATCTTTCGCTATTATCAGTAAGAAGCTGAATAACTTTTATGGTTGGGAATGTAATCTAGGTGTTGACAGAGTCAACGTACAACGTGACGGCACACTACAAGGTGCATGTGGCGAACTTAAAATATATGGCAACAACTATTTTAAAATACATGATGTAGATTTTGTTGAAAAGTTCACTGCTAGCGTAATTAAACCTATTAGGTGTTCAATGATAACGTGTAGCTGCAAATCAGAAGTTCGAATCACGAAACGTAAATTAAATGTATAATATAGAAAATATCAAAACAGTACATCTTGAGATTACCAGCAAATGTCAGGCTAGTTGTCCTATGTGTGTGCGTAATTTACATGGCGGAATAGAAAACCCGTGGTTAGAATTAGATGAAATTACACTGAAGCAATTTAAGCATTGGTTTCCTGTTGAGTTTATTCAACAGTTAGGTAGACTATACATGTGTGGCAATACCGGTGATCCTATAGTAGCTAAAGACACCTTGAATATTTTTAGATACCTACGTGAAGTAAATCCTAGTATAGAGTTAAGCATGAATACCAACGGCAGCGCCCGAGATTCTAAGTGGTGGTATACTCTTGCAAAATTAAAGGTGCGTGTTGTATTTGGAATTGACGGACTAGAAGATACCCACAGCTTATATCGTATAGGTACAGACTTTGATAAAATTATCGATAATGCTTATACCTTTATTCAAGCTGGAGGAATAGCCGAATGGCATATGTTAGTATTTGAACATAATGCACATCAGGTTAACGAGTGTGATAAGCTCGCACAAGAGTTAGGTTTTTCTTTGTTCCAAGCAAAGCATACATCTCGTTTTAAAGATGGTGAAAAGACAGTACTGAACAAAGACGGAACCACTAGCCATATACTTCACCCGAGCATACACAGCAAGGCGTTATCTGAAAAATTAATTAAGTATAATCCACTGGAAAATACACAGATAAACTGCAAGGCTATCAAAGAACAAAGCATCTATGTAAATGCGCAAGGGGAAGTCACTGCCTGTTGTTGGTTAGACTTTAGGGCGGTGCCTCCGTTTAACCCCGGCTATGTTGATTTTAAGGACAAGGGATTTAGTAATCCAACATTAAGAACCACTAGCCTAGAACAAATTTTTAGCAGTGCATATTTTAAAAAGATAGAAGATCAATGGGCTTCTAGCCCACTACTACAATGCAGTAAGCAATGCGGTAAGATAGACAAATTCAAGGAGCAATTTAATGTCTAAACCATTCTGGAAAGATCACAACAACCAAACATTAAAAGTTTGGCAGGAAAGAATTGAGGAAGTATCCAGTAGCAACACCTTTTGCGCTTTGCCGTGGATACATGTAGCCACTAGGCCCAACGGCGATGCAAGGCTTTGCTGTGGTAGCAATGCTAGTCAAGCTACTAAGGGAATAATGGATGCAGGCCTTGTTAAAAAAGAAAATGGACAACCTGCAAACTTTGGAACAGACTCACTATTAAGTGCGTTTAACAATGAGTATATGAAAGATGTTAGGCGTACTATGCTAGACGGCAAAATTCCATTAAGCTGTAGCAAATGTTTCGAAGAAGAATCTAATGGCGTAATGAGTAAACGTGTGTGGGAATCGTATTTTTGGGATCGTGAAGGATTAGACTTAACTGAATTAGTTAATGAAACAGACCCAGACGGTACTGTTCCTCCTGTTATACGATACCTAGATCTACGATTAGGGCACACCTGTAATTTAAAATGTGTAATGTGTACACCACACGACAGCAGTCGTTGGACACAAGATCACGATCAACTTATTAAAAAGACTCGTAGCCCTATTATATTACAACAGATTCAATGGGACAAGACAAAGTTTAATAATACTTGGTACGAACGACCAGAGCTATGGGAAGAGATTTTTGAACAAATTCCTAATATACGACAACTATACTTCGCTGGCGGCGAGCCGTTAATGATCAAAGAACACAAAAAGTTCTTAGAAGAAATCATACGTAGGGGACACGCCAAAAATATCACAGTGCGATATAATTCCAATGGAGTATTAGTTGGTGATGACATAATTGAGGTATGGAGTCATTTTAAAGAAGTTCGTTTTGCATTTAGCATCGATGCAATTGGTGATCGAAATCATTATATCCGCTATCCAGTTAAGTGGCAAGAGATCGAATCAGCGCTTGACAAGTTAGATAACACTCCTGACAATATCAAAGTTGGTATAGCATGTGCTGTACAAATTTTTAACATCAAGCATATCATTGATTTTGCTAAATGGAAAATTAGCAAGAACTTTAAAAAGATTAATAAGTTTAAAGTTGAAAAATTCGAAGCCGGTGGTGGTCTACTTAACATGCACTTATTGTATATTCCTACCTATCTAAGTCCTAGGATTCTACCATTGGAGGACAAGCAAGAGCTTGAACGCCAGTTTGCAGATTTTAAACAGTGGTTATGGGATAATTATACACAAGACGATATCTTCTGGAAGGAAAATCCTAATGGATGGAACAGATGGGCTAGTATTTTAAAATTCGTACTAGCGGAAGATCATTCACATTTAGTCCCAGCATTTAAAGAATATGCTGAAAACATGGATAGTATTAGAGGAACAGACTATAAAGTTATATTCCCGGAGTTGGCAAATTTATGACACATGAAGAATTAGAACGTGCAGCACTATGGAACAGTCTTGTACATTTAGGAAACTTTGTAAAAACCAAATGGCATTTTAGTCCTGTAGGTGTAGAGCAACAACTAGAACAGTTTAAGGACAATTGGTGCCCATATAATGTAAAAAAAGATTCGCATAACAATCGCTGGGGCTTACCAGTGACCAGTCACACTGGTGATGTTATGGATAATTATCATCTCAATAGTTTTGGATATATGCAAAAATATCACGATGTTGAAATGAAAGAAGAAAACTTTAACACACCAACAGACGTGTATAACAGTATTCCTGAAATTAAAAATCTCGTTGATGTGTTTGCTCCGGATATAGGTCGTGTACATTTGCTTAGAGTGGATCAAGGTGGATTCTTTCCTCCTCACCGAGATTTTCACGAAGTAAGTCCTGAGTACTTTAGGATGCTAGCAGTGTTTGGGCGTTGCAGTCCGGAGAACTATGTACAGATGTTCGATGGCAAACCAATCTACCCAGAAGCAGGATGGTTGTACTTTACTAACACTCAGTTAGATCACAGTGTGTTTAGTTTTAGCAATGGACTATATGCATTGATTTTAACAGTTAAATTAAATGAACGCACTCGTGCTCTAATTGTGAATAATCTAATCGCAGAATGAAACTAACCTACCAGAATTCTAACAAACATAATTGGTTTCTTATTACTTGGAATCTAGGAAATAAATGCAATTATCGTTGCTCGTACTGTCCTAGTATGTTTAACGACGGAAGTACCGGTTGGCCTAGTTGGAATGATGTTGAGAAATTTGTTAAAAAGATAAATGAACAGTTGCCTTACAAGGATATCTGCTTTAGAATAAGCGGCGGTGAGCCTACATATTGGAAGCACTTTTTAGAGTTTGCTAATCTTGTTAAATCGTATGGTAATAGTTTTACATTCTTAACAAACGGTAGTAGAGATGCAGCATATTTTTCCACTATAGGAAAGTTATCCGAGGGAATAATGATAAGCTATCATCCCGAATACTCTACTCCGCAGCACTTTGTTGAAATAGCCAATGCTGCTAGCTGTCCAGTAGCAGTAAACTTAATGATGGTACCTGAGCAATTTGACGAACTAGTTGAAGTAGCTAAATTCTTATTTGAAAATAGCAGCGTTGCAGTATGGCCTAAGATGGTATTAGACAAAATCAATATGACAAATCAGGTTGCTGATTACACCGAAGACCAAAAAGAATTTATTAAAAACTGGCCGTACTTTCGTCCACTTAATGACGAGAAATTGCACAGAGGAATATTGTTGTTAGACGACGAACCAATAACTGCCAATGAGCTAGTGCTACGTGGATTAAACAAGCATAAAGGTTGGAAATGTTGGGCAGGTATAGATATGATCAATATTGATTATGTAGGATCTGTGTTTAGTGCAGATTGCGGGCAAGGTCCGTTGGGCACTATCCAAGACTTTACACTTCCTAAAACTGCACTCACTTGTGGTAAAGATTTATGCAGTTGTCTAAGTGACATTTATCTTAGAAAAGAAAATGAATAATATTACACTTACGTTGACCAACGGAGTCGACGATTACAATTTAATGTTTGATTTAAACAATACTAGCATTGCTAACAAATGGTCATTGGAAATAGGTAAGAGTTATCCTTTATTCGAGGATTGGCGATTTACAGGTTGGCCTGATTCGCCATGGGATGCTGATAGATATATTCAAGAAATTAATAATTGTATAGACACAGTTAATAGATATCAACCAAATACTATACCTGTTGCAAGTCTAACTATTGATTTAAATTATCTACATAAGTTTTTCGAAACACTTAGAGGCGGAGTATTAACACCGTCAGAGTGGTACACTTCTGCGCCTGCTGAAGTACAAGACGCAGTGTCTAAATTCAATGTTTATATTCATAACTACGAAAAGCTATTAAACAGCAATCATCTTTCGCCAACAATCACTTGTACATTTAGTTGCGATCGATTTGAATTAAATGACGCTGACTTCCAGTATTTTACATATGATTGGAAGTTTGGCACTATCTATATTAACTATTGTGAAGTAGGTAAGCATTTACTTGAGTTGTTTATTGACAACGACGACATTGTCGGAGAACACAATATACGTCCTGCAAAATACTACAGTGCAGATTTTAAACTTAAATTTTTTACAGACAGACCAAGGAACGAATTTGAAGAATTCAACCAACGTGTGCAGTCATGGGTAAACGATAACTCTGAGTTTTTTAAAAATTTAGGCATCGAAAATTTAGCATTGGGTTTTATTCCAGTAGCAACACTGAACCATCAGTTAAGCGGTCTTGATAACTTATCTCAACTTGAAATTGTAAACAAGTTAAAGAAATTCAATAAAGTTAAGAGTGTAATTGCTATCAACGGTTAACACCGAATGTTTTTTAGTTATAACATTGTAAGCAATAGTGTGAATAAGACCTTCATGCACAATAGGCCTTCCTAGGATATATTCAAGTAGATTTTTCCTAAACAAAATTGCTCCAGTTTTATCTACTACAATAATATCAGCGTTAGGTGTTCCTGTAGGCAAGAATACTGCCACGCCGTTATATTCTACACCTGAGCGGAATCTATATTTGCCGCCAAATGTTAACCCAATATCAAAGATAGAATGTTTATATGTAATAGTATTGAATACTAGGCCAAAGTTAGCATCTCCATTGTCTTTATGCCCATACGGAAGAGCAATAATCACATCATCTAACAGTACGCCTGCATTGTATTTTTTTACAAATCTAGGAACATTGAGGTCAACCAATTCAACGTTGTCGGTTAGTGTATCTACTATCAGCATTTGATGTAAATCAAAATCTCTACCTAATGGCAACGAAAATAACTTATCTCCTGCAATAATAAAGTCGCTGTACTTGCGTCTTGCTTTCGGCAAGTCAGCGGCAATAAAACTTAGTTCTTCAGTGGTTGGATTAAACTTTAATATCTGATCGTAGTCGTAGCTTTCACCACGTGGAGCACTCCAATAGAATCCATTAGCCCAGACCGTGCCCATGTGCTTTTTAAGTTCACCTGTATTAGGCATAGGTATTTGTTTTACTTGCCCGTCTTTGATAAACAAACTAAAACTAACTTCTTCGTACCCAAGTGGTGCTGAAAATGCAGTATTACCGTCACTGGCCATATTATAAAATTGGCCCATCGCTGTACTGTTAATTGTATGATACACTTCTTTATCTGTATCAAAATTAATTTCTAATACAGTGTTAAACTTATCCCATATTCCGTATGGTGCAAAGAAAACACTGTTTCCGATACTGATCATAGAATTGTACTTGCTGGTAGCCGGTGGAGTATCGACATCAATCCAATTACAACTACCATTCTTGTAAATCATAACACGACTATAATCTTTGCATCTGTCTGTACAAAACGGCGGACTAATCAAACAGCCGTTGTGCTTGAATAGCACAAGGTGTTTAATCTCTGCTTCTCTATAATAATCTTCAAAAGATTTATAAGTCATTTAGATCCAATGTTTTAATAATTTTTTCAGATATAGTATCGAATATTAGAACAGTTTGAAACGATGCACTTTCACCGTAGGGCATAGCACATATAATATCGTTGACAATGCAGCAGGCATTGTATTTTTCAATAGTAGTATTGTCTGTAAAGCATTCACTAATGTCTATAGTATAATACGAATCGTCCTTGCTGTCAACTACTAACACTTCTGCTAGATCGCCTGTGAGTTTTAGATCTGCGTCTGGGTCACACACGCAACCACCTCGAGGAATATAGTAAACTTTACCTTGACTGTTTTCTATTCCTGCAAAATATTTTTTGCTCTCTGTTGTGACGTCTAAGTCAATGGTCTTGATGTTGCTGTGATCTATAATTAAAAACTTACTCCAACCAGGGTGGTGGCCAGCTGGCGGAAAATACAATTTATTGTTTTTAGTTTTAACGTGAGTAAAGTACTTTCGAGTAGTTCCTAAAATGCCTGTACGATTACTAGTCCATTCTCCGTCTTTGTTTACTAACATATAATCAAAATCATCATGATATCCATATGGTGGCGCATAGATTACATCATCCGCAATGGCAATAGTAGTAAACTTCATAGTAGTATCTGCGTGGTCTTTATATAGATCAGCAAGATTTGAAAGTTTAATAGTTCCGTCATCACAATTATATTCGATAGCAAAATTAAATGGAGTATATGCTCCACGAGGTACAGCATAAATCTTGTTGCCTCTTAATACACTTTGATGCCATTTCTTACAATCGTTAACGGGAACAGCAACATATTTTAATTCGGCAGTTTCGTTAATCAAATCTACTACTAGTACATAGTCTAAGGGTTGATCCTCGCCATAGGGCAGAGCAAATATTTTATTATTGTAAACATGACCTTGAACGTACTTACCTTTGATAATCTCAGTATCATTGGGCCATGCTACGTTGATGTAGCTTACTTGTTTGAGATAGGTATCAAATACTAATACTCTTTCCTCACCATAAGGAAGCCAAAATATCTTATCTCCTACTACAGTTCCAAAAGTCCATTTCTCTTTACTATTGTTTACATCTAGAGGAATTTTTATAATAGCATAAGTCACAGGATTGATAGCCAGCATGTAATCTAATGTGTCCTCTAATCCGTAAGGAGGCACATATATAATACCGTCGTTGCCAACTGTTGGGTAGCTAAAGGACTGTGGTGTCATCATAATATTCTTCTGATAGTATTTACTTAATAAATATCACATGCTTAAAATTTCCAATCTAGTACCCGGATATCGTGTAAACACTATGGGATACCGTACTAGTGAGTTTGATGATATTAATTGGAGCGGTTGCTATGTTGTCCAAGGATGCAGTGCTTGTTTCGGTCTCGGTATTGCTGACGATCAGCAAACTATTGCAGAACATTTGTCACACAGACTGCAAGCACCGGTAATCAATTTAGGAGTGAGTGGCAGTAGCATTGAGATTCAGTATTTTAATACAATAGAAATGATACAGCAAGACATACGTCCTAAGGGAGTGTTTGTCATGTGGCCTAATGCAGACAGATTTCCTTTATTCACACACGGACAACTAGAGAACTGTGGCTCTTGGTCAGATCCTAAAAAATTAGAATGGGCATTTAACGGCAACAGCGCACAGCATAACTCGTTTCATAGAAGAGCAGTGCGTATCATGTGGAAAGCACTAGGTGTACCGTTTGTAGATTTTGGCCATCATCCAGAGTCAGTGGGTGTTTATGATTGTAGTTTAACAGAGCGGTTTGATTGGGGTACCGATGGAGAACACTGGGGTCCTAAGACTGCTGAGTATATTGCTGAAATGATGTACCAAAAGCATTTGTCAAATCTGAAATCAGTTTAGCTCGTACGTCAGTCATCGGATATATTCCTAGATTGTCCCAATCGCAGAGTCTAAGTTTATCACCGTCAACTAGTATATTACTCAATGACCAATCTCCATGAACATATGGACTAGTTTCAATAATGCTGTCTAAACAAAATTTATAAATCTTATCAACGAACTCTGGGCTGTGCGATAATGTGCTTGCAGGAACTCCTGGAATTATAGAGTATTCAATCCAGTTATCACCAAAATTTAATACATAACCGGGAACATGTTGTTTGAGCAATTGTACATGTTCTTTAATCCAAGCTGGAGTAGTGTTTCTCCAAACTTTTCTATATCGATCCTTACAGAAATATGTAGCACGTTGCTTTTCTTTGTTCTCTCTGATTAGCTTCATAGCAATATTTACTCAGATAAGTATTACTATGGAAGGCAAACCGATCCCCGGATTTAAACGTTATATACAAGAATACCCTATTGTAGATTTAGGGTGGAAGGTATTGCCTTGGTTTCAAGTTGATCTAGATAAGCTACGCACATGGTATGCTGATCTAGAGAACAAATATAGTGATTGGAAATTTATCTATGGCGATACCAAGCACATCTGGATTGAAGATATCGGAGATCCTAATGGGGTTGTAGGACATAGATTAATGCCCGATACTTCATATTATACACTGTGTTGGAATAGCGATGAACCTGGACCTAAACCGTTTGAGCAAGGACAAGCTAAACCTGAATATAAAGATAACGACAACGGAAAACTTAATCCACGTAAATGCTTTGATGGATATGCATTAGACATCGTTAAAGAATTACCAGTTCGTAGTAAAAAGTGGTTAGTCACTATTCATACCCCCGGCACTAAATTAATTGACCATCAAGATAGTCCTGATAAAATTCGTGTACATATTCCTATCTATACCAATAACGAAAGTAATTGGGTAATAGATGGTGAAGAGTTTCATATGGAACCCGGTTGGGCATATCTTGTGAATACTACCCTAGTTCATAGTTTAGAAAACAAAGGCACGACCAATAGAATACACCTTTACGGTAAAGTTTGGACAGATGATGTACAACAACTTTTTAGTTAAACCGTTAGATATCGAATTTGATCTAGACCGTGCTCTAGACTATCTTCACACATTAGAATCTAAGTTTATTCACCTACGATGGAACGCTGACGATAATTTAAATTCTGTTAACGATGCAGAGTTGCAAGACAACATTGCAGGTGTATACGGATGGGGAATTCAAAGTAATTTAGCAAACTTATCAGAACCATGCCCACCATATAACATACACAAAGATCGCACAAAAGAATACCGCAATACTCCTCTAGTATTTGGATTTGCAGAATGGTTGTTAGAGAAATTTCCTAACGCTAGACAAATGAGTATTGCTGCACATCCGCCCGGTACTAAAATTAGAACACATACTGATACCGATACTTGGTTTAAAATACACATTCCGTTGATTTCAACAGATAACAGTTATTTTATATTCGACAACCAGCAGTTTGCTATGAAGCCGGGGAAGATGTATCTAGTTAATACGTCAGTACCACATAGTACCAGCAACGATGGTGACATAACACGCATACACTTATTTTTTAAAATCCCGGCGGATACGTTAATATGATAAATGTATTTTCCTATGATGATATGAAAGAGCATATTACATCTCACGGTGTATCGTCAAGCGAGTTTTATATCTCTATTTTATCAACAGGTGGCCCGTACGGTATTCCTATGTTTGATGCATCATTGCCTAATGTAATTACGCTAGTGTTTGATGATGTTAGCTACGATTGCATTAAGACAAAATTACCACATAGTAGCGATCTACGACTTGCAAAAGCAATGACAGAACCCCAAGCAGACGACCTTTGTAATTTTATTAAAAAAATACCACCAACATCAATAATTAATGTACACTGTGCTTGGGGATTTTCTAGAAGTGCTGGTATCGCATATGCAATAGAGAATAAAGAACTTACTACGCACGGAAACAGATATGTTCACAAGTTAGTTAAGGAAAGATTACATGAAAACTGAACAACAACTAAGAGACAATACGGACTGGGATTTTTTTGAATTAGACATCAATATAGATGTAGAAAAGCTACGCACATGGTATTACGAAGTTGATCAAAAATTTCCAAATTTAAAATTTTCATTTGCATTGACAGATTACACATTACCAAATACAAAACAGTCTATTCTGCATGGAGGTATACACAGCTTTGGAATGGCATGGCCCGTTGATCAAGATTTACCTATTCCTCCTCGATATGCGGCCCGCCCTGATCTATATCCAGAGACTTTAATGACTGAAGACGAGTTCGGTGCTCAAATGAAAGTTATGGAAAAGTATAAGTTTGGCTATTTTAAAGAGTTGTTAGATACGCTAGGAGAAGATACATTTTCTTGGTCGAGGATAACTGTACACGATCCAGCATCAAAAATAGATCCGCATATCGACGGTGCTCGCACAATACGATTACACATTCCTATTATTACAAACGACGAAGCATGGTTTGGTTGGGGAGATAAAAAATATATTTTTACTCCGGGAAAAGTTTACTTAATCAACACAAGCAAAGAGCATTATACTGTCAACGAAGGTAATACTACTCGGGCACACATAATTAGTCACCCAGCAAATGTTTCTTATCTTCTAAAATATCTAAGTTAATTTTCCACACATTTTGTTGAGTATAAAACAGCTCAATATCTGCGTATAACAAGTCAACAATTCCTTGTTCTTGTAATTGAGGCATTACTACTTTATCTAGTCTATCACTCTTGCCAGCACCACTATTCTTAACATTAGTAGTGACTACAAACTCTGCACCCGGAAAGCCTGCTTGAATAAATTTAATTTGTAAAGGTAGGAAATGCCGCCAATGATGACTAACCTTGAAAAAGTCTTTTGAAGTACCTAGTGCATATCCGGGAAGTTGAGCTCCTCGAAATAGTACACGCCATACGTTGTTCCCTACTTCAGGAAGATGATGCACACCTGCTAGATTCCAAATACATTCGCTATTAGTATCGTATCCTATAAAATACTGTCCGTAAGGCATTTGCATCTTATCAAGTTTAATAGCATTAACATCTTTGTTATTTTCTAATCCAAGAGACTTGCAAGCTAAACAAAACTTATCTAGATCTCGATAGTCGTCGTCTGTTAATAAACGTATTTCAAGATTTGGTTTTCCAGGTATTACCATTAGAAACAACTTTCCTTCTTAAAAATATCTTCCGTTCTACGTCAAATATATCACCGGTATGAAATCCGTTTATAACACACTCGCCTTCTGATGTAAATTCTACACTATAGCCGTCTCTAGGAGTAAAGTCAAACGCTGCTGTGTTATACCCAATAAACACAGGTGGCGGCATTTCTGTCATACCATACCAATTTGCTACAGTTTGTACACCTCTATTTCTAAATGCATCTATCATTGTTTGAGAACACGCTCCGCTACCTACTACCATGTAGCGCACACAACTCATATCAAAGTCATTCCATCCTTTGGTCTTGCTCAGTATATTGTAGTGTCTGGGAATTAGACTAATATAAGTGGGCTGAAACTCGTTGAATATTTTAATATAACTGTACGGCTCAAAGTTAGCAGTAAACAAATGTGCGCCTGCTGTCAGTGCAGGCATTGCTGTCACAGTATAATTAGCAATTACATTTGCTGGAAATACATTCAACACACGATCATGTTTTGTAAGTCCTATTTCTTTTATAGAACGCTGTACGTGCTGTTCTATGTTTGCATGATGTATTAACTTAGGTTCGTTAGTGCTACCACTAGTGAATAATGTAATCATTTAGGTAATTGGCTTCTGCTTTATATATTTCAGTATCTAATATTGCACAATTATTTATAGGTAAATAGTTTACTGCGCACTTATAGTGACTGACTAGGATTAATATATGATTAAAAATTTAGAATTTTTCGGGTGCAGCGTCACCGCTGGTAATGAGCTGTGGGAAGAGGCCCACCTGCCAAATTATAAAAAAATGACATTTGACGAAGCAAGAAAGGTTGCAAATACGCATCCGTATACCGAGCTACGTCCATATAATATTGCAAATGGATTTCCTGCGCTAACTGCAAAAGCATTAGGCGTAGATTTTAAAAATCATGGAATCCCTGGCATTGCAAACAAGGAAATTGCTGCAAGAGCTATTGCAGCATTTCCAGAAGATCATTATTCCAACACAGTTGTACTACTGCAATTTACTACGCACAATAGAATGGTACTACGCTATAAAGAAACTGAAACAGATTCAACAGTTGGAAGTTTTGTTATTCATCCAAAAGCAACTGACGATAGACTAACACGTAGTCAAAACAATTTATTAAAAGAAATGTTCCTTGAATTTTTTAATGAAACAACTCTATCCTATGATGATCACTTCTTTATGTACTATGCAGCAGAAGTTTTAAGAAATAAAGGTATTGATGCTCACATTTTGTGGTGTGATATTCAAGTAGGTGATTGGATACACTGGGATCATGCTAATGGAACGTTTGATGCTAGTAAAAAGATTACTATTAAATCAGATGTAGAACCTGATTATATACAATCTTTTAATATGTTTATTGCTAAAGAATATCACAAATATAATCCTATTGGAAAAACACTTAAAGATATAGTAGGAGCTGACGCTGTTCTACCTAGATTTCACTACACACAAGAAGCACATCAAAATATTGCTAATGCATTAGTAGAGAGGTTTAAAAATGTTTAATTGGATAAGAACAATTTATATTAAAATTAAATATAGAAAAAAACTTAAAGAACTGTCAAAGAGATCACCTTACATCTATCGATAATTATAGGCAACAAATGAAGTCTGCTAAGAAGAAAATTGTTATATATGTCCCTGACTCTACTTCCGGAATTTACCTTCCGTTGTTATGGGCAAGCGCCAAGAGCTATTATGAGATAAAAGGCCAGCATCCATCAAAATATGAATGGATCCATCCGCGTATAAATTACGAATTTAATTCAGATAAACTTAAAGCATATCTACTAACTGTCAAGCCTGATGTGTTTGGTATCAGCATGTACATATGGAATGACATACAATGTTTAGAAATGGGTAAATGGGTTAAAGAAACATTTCCTAATTGTTTAGTTGTTAGTGGTGGTCCGCAACAATATTTTAAACACGAAAAAGATTGGTTTCAGCAGTACCCGTTTATCGATGCAAGTCTTGATGGTGGCGAGTACGGCGAACTTACTATTGCTGACATACTAGATAATTTAACTGAAGATAATAAAGTTGATTGGAACTTAGTAAGAGAAGTAGTATATCCTAGCAAGGATAGGTCTATGATACTTAAAAGTAAAAAGTCAAGTCCTAAGAGTAGTTTCTTCTGGGACTATAGTGCATACGACATGCAAAAAGATGTTATATTAGAGTGTGCTGCTGAAATCAGAAATCTCAACGGTGGCGGAAAAATTTCTATCAATACATCCGTTAACGGAAAGTTAGAAACAACTCGTGGATGTCCATATGCATGTGCATTTTGTGATTGGGGCGGTGGCATTGCATCGAAGGTTATTAAAAAGTCAGTAGATAATGTAAAACTAGATATTGATATTTTAGAACAAGCAGTGTGTGCATATGTTTTCTTATGCGATGCAAATTTTGGAATAATGCGTGAACGAGATATTGAGATTATGAAATATCTAGCCAATAAGAAAAAAAATAATTCCTCTTTCTTTCATATATATTTTGGTGGATTTGCTAAGTCAGACAAACATACTGAAGTTATAAAAGAAATTTTAGACATTGATGCACGGCATAACTTAACATGGGATTTAAGTTATAAGGCTAGCATACAAAGTATTCATAAAGATATTTTAGATAACATTAAACGCAGTGATATTTCTTTTGAAAAACACATATATTTGGCAAAACATCTTAAAGACAACTATAACTTTTCATCATATGCTGAATGCATTAGCGGCCTGCCAGGTATCACTCCTGATAAATGGTACGAAGAAATGAATGTGTATGCATCACACAATATGGATATCTGTTTGTATAATTGGCACATGCTTCCAGAAACTCCTAGCTATGATAGTGCATTTAGAGAAAAGATGGGTATAAAGACTGTTAAGAAATATAACAACATGCAAACTAACAACTCTACTTTACGCAAAAGCGAAGTTGTAGTTGAGTCTTTCAGTTATACTAAAGACGATTACAAGGAAATGTGGATGGCTTATAGCATCCAACGGGCATTTTGGGCAACTGGTCTTTTAAGAAAAACGATTAACAAAGTTTTAAAACAATCAGATATAGGATATGGAGATTTTATCAAATTATTCTATAGAGGGTTTGTAAGAGGTAGCTGTGGCCCAGTGTTTAAAGAACATGTGCAAAAGGTTGATACCCAATTTGCTAGCTACTTCGATCCTAATAGTGATGTTAGTAATTTATCAATATCATTCCCCACAGCAAGTGTTCCAGTACAAAGTTCTTTTATGATGTTCTTCTTTTATAATTTTGAAGAATGCAGAGATGTTTTAGTAAAATGGCTAATGTCTAACTTTCCATACCTTGATAAAAAGGCAATTAACAAAGAACTTGATACTTTTATTTCTGTAAGAAACAGGTATACTACTAAGTTTAGTTTAACTAGAGCTATCAGCTACAACAACAGTGTTATTGATCAATTTAAAAATGACGCAGAAGGTGATTTAGTAGATTTTATAATTACCCAAATGGAAACCTATACTAATACTGACTTCTTAACAGCTAGGTCCATAGGCATATGAAAGTCACAAAATTTCCCGTAGGCAACTATGGAATTATTATTGACGATTTAGATCTAGATAATATTACCAATGACGAATGGCAGGAAATTGGAAAGCTACATTTACAAAACCTAGTCACTATTATTCGTGGTAGTAAGTCTAATGTAAATCAATTCTCTAAACTTATACATCAATGGGGGCCAGAATTTTGGGGTCTAAAGTATTCATTGCTTAAGAAGTATAATTTAGATTGGAGTACTTTCCAAGCAGCAGTATTAGCAGATTTACCTATCATTAAACAAGTGGATAAAGAAATTCTAGATATTCTTTATAAAGCAAGTGTAGTTGCTGACAATGGTAAGAGTGTTAATTTTTTTAGTTCTACTAAAGACAGCAATGGCGATTACGGATTGTACGGCGGACAAGAATTAGACTGGCATATGCATAGTAGTGGCAACTATGTATTTGAACATGCTGTTAGTTTGTTAGCAGCAGAAAATGTTGTAGGTACAGCGACCGGGTTTGTGAATACAGCAGACTATTATGAAAATATATCAGAAAGTTTTAGAAGCGAACTTAACGATATGATTGTATTACACCTATATACATCGGCTGATGTTGAGCCGCCATTTAGGCCTAGCGAAGAAGCAGTTCTCAAATTTAAGATGTGTCCCGTAGACTACAACGAAGTTCCCATGATAATACAAAGTCCAGGTGGAATTAAAGGATTACATTTTTCCCCTCCGACTATGCATAGAATTAAAGGTGCCTCAGTAAAAGAAAGTCAACAAGTTTTTACCCAAATATCAAAAGAGTTGTTTTGTGAAAAGTACATTTACGATCATTGGTATGCACAAGACGGCGACTTCTTAACATTTGACAACAGCATTACATTGCATAGACGAGTTGGACAAACAGAGAATAGAAAAATATATAGAATAGAACACACATATGATAATCTATTAGATAAATTTTATGAACCGTTCTTGCAAGATACCTATGCTAAACAGCATAGAAAAATGATTAGACAAATTATGAAGTTAGAAAAAAATTCTGGATTTATAAAGCCCCCATTTAAGTTTAAGGATTTAATATGATTTTAGATTTTAAAGGATTAATACCTGGACCTCAAACACAGCTCAAGCCGATAGATTTATCTCAGTCTTGGAACTTTGGATTTATAAAAGACAGCGGCCTAGTTATAGATCCGTTAATGCATCATGCTTGCTATACATTAGGGTACAGCAGACAGGGATTCATTGACAGTGTAATGGAAAGAATGAAATCTGTTAAGCCAGAGACTACAGAGGTATCGACTATCATTGATAGTATTCCTAAAGTTAATCATGTAAGTTATCAACTTGCTGAAAAGCTATATGAGCTTTCTGGAGGATATAGAAGTTTTTTTGCATTATCTGGCAGCGATGCAAATGAAGGTGCTATAAAACTAGCAAGTGCATATCACAGCGCCAAAGGAAATAGACAAAAGAAAAATGTAGTAAGTCTAATGCCGAGCTATCACGGAAGTACACTACTAACTAGTAGTTTAGGATTTGAAAATGTTATGCCTGATCCATTTTACACTATGGATCGTTATCACGGCGTTATAAGAGTAGAACGTGATTTTGCCAAAGATAGTGTGGACTGGAGCACAGTTTCTTGTATAATGGTTGAAACATGCCAGTATAGTAATCACTTAACTCCGTTTACTAATGACTTTTGGAAAAAGTTAAATGACATAAGATTAGAGCATGATGTTCTAATTGTTATAGATGATATCTTTATGGGCGGCGGCAAGACTGGACAGTTTATTGGTTGGAAACATTTGCCAATAGAGCCTGATATTTTTACAATGGGCAAGGCTATAACAGCAGGATATTTTCCATTAAGTGCAACGTTGTATAATGATAATATATCTAACGTGCTTGGCAAAGAGTTTGGCTGGAATCATGGCTACACCTATAGTTTTACTATTCCTGGCATATGCAGTGCATTAGAATATCTAAAAATTCTAGAAGAAGACGAGTTGTTAAGCAAACACGATGTGTTGGTTGAGAAAGCAACTAATGTATTTCTAGAATCAGAGTTTAGTATTGTAGGTAGATTTGGCCTTTACTTTATGATAAGTTTCAAGAACATTGAATTTTTATTTTTTATTCCGTTGACAGCTAGTGACGAATACTTTGCTGTACTAAAAGATAATTTAGAACAAATGAAAATACTTATTAACAATAAGCTAGGGTATTCGGTTGTTGTTGGGGGTATGCAGTGAAAGTAGCAATAACAGGGCATATGTCTGGATTAGGGAAATCGCTTTACAGTCTGTTCGACGATGTATTAGGTTTCGATTTAAACAACGGCTTTGATATACGCAATCCACTATCTATAGTAGAACAGGCAAAATCATGTGATGTGTTTATCAACAATGCTTATCATAAATTTAGCCAAGTAGATCTTTTAGAACTAATGTTTACTGAATGGAAAAACGAATCCAAGACTATTGTTAATATAAGTAGCCTAGGTGCTGACGCTACCATAACATCCCTAGAACCATTTGGTTTTTATCCAATACATAAGCGAGCATTAGATGACGCAACAACTAGACTACAATATATTGCAGGCAAGTGTAGAATTATTAACATTAAACCTGGATGGATAGACACACCGATGGTGGCAGAATTTAACACGGACAAATTAGATCCAGACCAACTTGCATTAGATATTAAAGATGTTATAATATCTAATAAAGCCATACGATCGATAACCTTAGGAAACTTGGATTATAAAAGATGACACCAAAAGAAATAGAAATTAAAGAATTTTATGATACAGTGACGTTTCCTGGCCTATACTCTGCAAGTGAAGTTATTGATCACGGAGACTACTTAATATACGAGCGTTATTTAAAGTTCATAGAAGAACACGATGTCAACACAATATTAGATGTAGGATGTGGCAGCGGCTATATTACTAACGTAATAGCACATAACTTTCCTAATATTAAAATTGTAGCACTAGACTTTAGTGATACAATCAAGCACGGAAAGAAAATAAGCAAAGAACTAGGACTAACAAACATTACTTGGAAGCAGATTAGTTTCTTTGATTTTAAGTCTAAGACATTTGATCTAGTACTAAGCAACGGCTCTATCCATCATATGCCGGAGTTTGATCTTGCTGTTAACAAACTAAAAGATTTATCGCACAAATATATTATGGTAGGTTTGTATAATAAGTACGGCAAATGGATACAGCGCAAATTAAGACCTAAGTTTATTACCGAGTGCTTTGAACTCGATCAAATGAAAATACCTTTTGAATTAAGTTTTACAAATAAACAAGCATTAAACTATTTTAATGAGCACACTCTACTCAAAGTCACACCTAGTATATTAGGGCACGGTGTAGATTTTTTTAGCCTATTTCGCGGCAAATGGGGCGGCTTTACTTTTTATTATTTCAAGAAGTAATGTAGTCAGCAAACATAGCCACTGCCATATCAAATTTAACATGCTTTGGTTCTGACTTTTCTGCAAGCGGAATCGCTAGTGTCCATCGTCCTTTAGGTCCAGGACAGTATGTGCTATGTAAAATTCCTACTTGTACTAGACTGGGAATGTTTGTAGGAGTCCTATGTACTTCGTCACATTGATGTGCTTCTGCTCTTAGATAATTTACTCCAAAAGTAGTTATAATTGGCTCAGGTGTAAATCCTTTTTTAGGCTTCCACCAAATAATTTCTCCGTCGCCGTAAGAAATATTTAATCTTGCAATGTTGCTTATGTGATCAGTGTCTGCATGTATCCATATACCTCCACCCGGTGGCGTGTAAAATGCTTCCCAACTGGGAATACGTAGTCCTTGAATACTTTCCATAAACTCTACGAACTCTTTGTTAAGCATAGTCTTGGGATTTATTTCTACATGATTTAATTGATCAGGATTTTCTGGAAACAACTTGAACAGATCAATTTCCGGCATCACTGGTAAATTAAGATATTGATGAACATATGGTTTTCTTTTAAAGATATTAAACATTAAAAAATATCCTTTTTATTTCTGCTGCTATTAACTTATAGCCTTCGATAGTTGGATGCATATCATTGGTCATATATGTAGCAGGATAATCCATCTTAGGATAAAAGTTTGCTACAGATTCGTAGTCATCTGCACATAAGTTATCTTGCCTTGCAAACAACCTAGCAAAACAATCGTAATTTGTATGACTATGCACACACCGACCCCAATCTATTTTACTAGATACTTCAGGACACATTTTATCTAAGTATTCTTGTCCTCGTATTTCGAAACCGTTTCCAAAAATAAAATCAAACCCGTTAGCTTTAGCAAAGTTCTGTGCTTCTAGAATACAGCAAGCAGTTTCAACAGCAGCAGCCTCTTCGCTGTATAACTTTTGATACATAACATGCATATCTTTGTGATCTAAAAACGGCCACAGTGTTTCAAATTTGTAATGATTATCTTGCCATTGTTCTGTAAAAAAATCAAAACGTTCAAATCCCGTAAGAATTAAAACAACAGTGCCGCTTGTGTATAGTTTAAGATCATTCAAATAAAGGCTACGTACAGCACCTCTATTGCCAATTGCACGTTGCCCAAGATTAATTGGCGCATAGTTTAGATGTTGTGCTAATCTATTAACCCAACTATTTTCTTGCTCCATGGGTATTAGGTGCATGGACTCGCTTAACTTTTTCCACATACGACCATGGTTAGCTTTCCAAACTTCGTCAGAATATCCGCCTTCGCCTTGTGTCCAACTATCGCCTATTCCTATTAGTGCCTTCAAGCCTGCTCCTTGCTTACATAGTCTTGAAGTATTAACAATGCTTCACTCCAAACTAATCGTTTAGTTTCGTCTGCATTTATCAAAGGAAGACTCAGCGTCCAACGTCCTTCTTCAGTAGGATTCCATGTACTATGAAACGCTCCGATATTTACAAGACTTGGTTTTTTAACTTCTACTTCAAGTAGTTTCCTACAATGCCGCTCTTTAGCAGTAAGATACTGTGCTCCGAACTCTGTTTGAAAAGTTTCTATATACTTTGCATCTTTAACTTCCCACCAGATTAAAGTACTGCCCGGTGCGCCCCATGTCCAATTAACTTTAACAACATCAGATAGCTCGCTAGTATCTGTGTGTATTGGTATCTTCCCACCATACGGTGGTGTATAAAATGCTTCAAATGCTAACTTTATACCCAACTGTTCAAACCAAGCAACAAGTTTAGGATTAACGTCACTTGCATCTATTAACATATGACGATAGTACATAGGGTCATAGTCTGTTCTAGCAAACAGATCAATTTTAGGATCTATAGGTATATCAAGAAATCTATGATAGCGATTCTCGACCTTTTTCTTTTTGAATAGATTAAATATCGACATAGTTTTCTAAAGAATTTTTACTTACCAAGCAGTGGTCTTTATATAGTTCTACACTACGTCCCATTACTTCGTCGTATCTTTTAGGATCAATTAACCCAATACCAATGCCGAGTATTTTTTTGTATTGCGGATCATATACGCTACCATGTTTAACCCGTAAGTTATTCCACATATATGTATTAGTTGTGGGAAGATTTGGCAAAAAAGTAGGCTCTTCACAGTGATATGGTTTTGTAGGATTATCAAATACAAACAATGAGTTTTCGGGATTTTCGTCATACAACTTTATTCTAAACGATCCAGGAAAATCAAATAATTCTGCACTATCTCTATGATCGCTAAACGTCTGAACAGCAGACCACATATTAAGAACCAGTAGTCTACTAACAGGAAGCGACTCATTAAACTGTTGCCATAACTTCGGAAACTCTTTTTTAAAGTTATCTGTTTGCATATTTAAATTCCAGTCATCACCTATTTCTTGTATAAGATCTACAGATTCAAATGGAGAATAACCTGTGACATCTGCCACATAATCGCCTTTTTGCTTAACTGGTCTAATAGAATGAGTCTTCCACCAATGCATAAAGTGATCTTCGTCCGGTAGTTCAAATAATGGTACAGCCAGTGGAACTAGCAAATACTTTCCATACTTTTTCTCTAGCTCATTGATTACAGGATCGTTATTAAAAAACTGCTTTATTTGAGTTTCACGACTAGTAGTAAGATAGTCGATTAATCGAGAAGGATCGTTGCGCTCCTTCTCTCGTTCTCTTAGTGCATTTTCTGTAGGTACATACTTCAAATCTTTTCTCCGTACTTTGCTTTAATTTCTGTATACAGATCTCGATTGTACCTACCGTGGTCTCCTCTATTGCTTAAATCTATTGCAGGATTGTGCGGAGCTTGTGGTTCCATACCAATATGTGCCATGTCTAAGTCAATCATAAAAATTACACGCCATTCGTTGCTTAGATTGTATGCACTGTGAGAGTGTTGATTATTAAATCCCCAAATATTATCCCATTTTACTTCTTCGCCACTTGCTTCTAAAAATATGTCACCTTCTGGCACAATCAAAGGAATATGTATTCTAATATATTTTCCTTCTCTATTCTCTGGGCCGCTGTGTCTATGCAAAATTGTTTGTGGTGCTAGGATGCTGTAATTAGCTATAGGGCAATATTCACCATAGCTTTTTACTAGATTGTAAGCTGTGGGATATCTTTTTGAAATTCGATCATTTTCTGCTCGTTCAAAATCAAAATCAATCATTTCATCATGCCGACCGTATTTAAACTGGATGCTCTTCCATCCATTCATATTTCTTTCAAATTTACCAGTCTCTGGATTTTTTATTTCGACGCCTTTTTCAGTCTCGTCTAACGCAACTCCAAACATACGTAAGTCTAGATTATTGGTAGAATATTTTGAGCAGGCTTCTTCAACAGATGAAAAATCTGCAACGAACTCGTCTGTGAGAGCCTTTTGAAAAGTCATGAGATGATCGGCAATGGGAATTTCGTTCCCACGCCAGATCTTTTTTAATTGATAAATTTCTTCTATTGATAACATAATACAGCACCCTCGCTAATGCCGTATTATTTATTAGACTAGTTTATGTCCATGTACCATCTTTGGCAACTCGTACCCAAGTGCTAGCACCGTAGCAGAAATAGATGTAATTTGCATCACCTGCAATTTGTCCGGCTTTGCCGGCTGCTGTTGGACCTGCCGGTACTGCTACTACGCTTGTTAATGTAGTAAATTGCGCACCGTCATAAAATACTGGAGCACTTCTTTCAGCACCATAACCAAATGTACCTTCGGTTACAATAGCTCCAAAAGCAGTTAGTTCCGAATCAGTACCGTTGTATACTTTAACACCAAATCCTGCATCAAATGTTCCGTTTGCACGGAAAGCAAACGGGCGATACAGGCCGTCTTGATTCAATACGTTAACTGTTAAGTCTGCACTAAAGTTGTCTGCAACAATAGCACTAGTGACAACACTGCCGATGACCGCAGCTTTTTTAAATGCTGTACCTTCAAACCCTTCAAATGCCAGTTGACCTAACAGATCAGTGTCTACTACCGGAGTTAGTGTAGTACCTGTGTATCGTGCAGCTTGGATCGAAAAGTTTACCCCTTCCGCTGCATTTGCTTCACCGCGGATAGTTAATGGATAGTTTTCACCCTCGATAAACAATGCACCAAGATCGGCTCTTGTTCCAATTGCAACAATAGGAACGTTAGCAGATATAAGCGTATCGTAAATAGATCCAATAGCAGTTCCGGATAATACACTACCGCTTAGTGTTAATGTTCCGTTGCTAATATCTCCTGATACACCGTCAATTAGTTTAGTAGAATCGTCAGCAAACACTGAACCTTGTACATCGCCAACAACGTTGCCATTTAATGTTCCAGTAGCAGTTCCGGAGAATGTACCTGACGCTGCGCCATTAAATGTTCCGGTATGTGCGCCGGCAGCATCACCAGTTAAATTGCCAGTCACATTACCAACAACGTTGCCTGTTAGTGTAGCATATACAATTTTATCAATCGAATCTACAATGATAGACGAATCGTCAGCAAATACGCTGCCTTTAAGTGAATCTGCAACTATCGGCCCGTCAAATGCTGCTAGGTCAACAGTAGCGTCTATTCTGTTTAATGCATCATTATAAGTAAACACAATACCTGTATGAGTACCGTTTGTAAACAGTTCAGCGGCGGCATCTTGTGCATCCTCGTCCGTATAACCGGTAATCTGAACTCCGCCTAAACTACTAGCATTACCAATGTATAACCGTTGGTCGTCTGTGACATACAGTAATTCACCAGACGCAAGCGGTTGCGTCATATTTAATCTTTCAGCATTTGTGCCTCTGCGAATCTGTAAGGGCATATTATTAACTCCTGGAAATTTCCTATCTTAATGTATTTATGCCAGCCAAAAAAATAGGACTCCGAAGAATCCTATAAAGTACGTAGATAATCAATAAACTTCTTTAATAATACTATATTCGTTGTCGGGCCATTTGGTCTTAAACTCCTCGGTTTTAACATACTCACTATAGTCTTTGGCATTAAAAAACATGCGATGAAACTCTGTTTTCATAGACCCTTTTTTGGTTATTGTCAAATAAACCGATTTAGCTTTGCCTGCCATATATTACCTTTCGTTGTATAATAATACTAGTATAACATAAATTTATCATTTAGTCAAGAGATATTATAGTCTGTAGGTCACACGACCTTTGGTAAGGTCATATGGACTAACTTCTATTTTTACTCGATCGCCCATTATAATCTTAATTTTGTGTTTTTTAAGTTTTCCGCTAGTATAGCAGATTATGATGGCTGGGTTATTATCAATTTTTACTCGGAACATACTTCCGGGTAAAACTTCTTCTACACTACCTGTTAATTCAATTAGTTGATCTTTTGCCATATATTATTGGTATTCAATATCTGCTGCTAGAATAAATCGGTATTTGCTACTTTGTACTATTCCTGGACGATGCCAAGTTTGTCCCGGATATATTATCCAGTGTCCGTCATTAGGGCGTACGAAGAACTTGTCATCATTGTTTACGCCAGTTGGCGCTATTTCAGTGCCACAGTAATCACGGTCTTTTACATCATCTGGGATGTTAAGATACCAAATTCCACTTAACATGCCTTTAGTATTTGGATCTTGTGGATGCCAGTGATGATGCCAAAGTTTTTCGCGGTCTTCGGCACCCTGGAGATTTGTCATAAAACTCCACGCCATCATGTTAGATACCTTGACTTCACGGCCTAAATACATAAACACTGAGAACAGGAAGCTCATACGGTACTTTAACCATATAGCTTCCTGTCGAGCAAATATATTTTCTTTTGTTTGAAACTTGGGACTGTTGGTAAAGTAATTACCGTCTGAGATGATATTCTTAACTATGCCACAGGCTTCTAAGTCATCTTGTTTTGTAATCAACGAACTGAAGTTATATTTCTTAACGACAGTATTTTCATCTACTACAGGAATCATGTTTTCATCTATTTTTTAATATGGAGCGGGCGAAGGGGTTCGAACCCTCGACATCTTGCTTGGAAGGCAAGTGCTCTACCAACTGAGCTACACCCGCATAATTCATTAAACTAGACCCTCTACCTGCAGAGTTGCTACTGCTTCATCAGTTAGAGGAATCTCTGTTTTGATGTTAATCTCAAGAATTTCATCATTGAGTTTTTGCTTTTGCTTCTTGAGACTTAATACTTCTGCCTTTGCTTGAACAATCTGTTCTTTAGCAAGAACACTGGTGCTGACAGTATCGCTGTATCCGTAGATGCTACGTCGGCTGGCTTCACCCTTGTCATTCTTGATCTTATCAAGTTTACCGTTGATAACTGCCAATGCAGTCATTTCTGTAGCACTAGCTAGTTCTTCTAGCTGACTAATGCGCTTGTCGATGAATGCAGCTTTAGCTAGCCCTGTATTAATCCCACTGGCAGCATTCGCCGTACCAATTAGAGCGCGGATGTTATACAGAGTCATAGTTAACTTTTGACGACGAGTGTCACTTTCTACCAAAGCAGCGTTAGCTTTATCTAGAACTTCTTCAACATTTTGAAACTCGTTAATCTCAACATTGAGTTCAACTTTGATATTCTTAATTGCATCTTGGATGCTGTTTTGTAATACATTTGCTTTGCGTAGTGTAATATTCATATTCATCTCTTTTTAAAAAAAAACGGGTCAACGAAAGGTCAAGCAATAGACTAAACAAAGGACAAATCGCAATGTACAACATACAAAGCACAGAGGCCTATATATCTCCGACTAACAAATGACATTCTATTAAGGTCGGATCACATAAACACGGAACGTTTTTCAGACGTTTGCCAGTAGTTTTCTTTAGCATGAAGCCAAAGATTGTGCCTATCCTCATCTACCCTTCGTCTTACCGGTAGTGTTATTTCTAACCCTACAAACTAATAATAACACAGTGTGTTATCATTGTCAACCTATTTTGGTAATTAACCTGCGCTGCGTGTTAAGAAATTAACACGAACTTTGCTTGGCTTAAAAAACTTTTCAATCGTCTCTTGTGCTATACCAATATCAACTGGCTTACACGAAAAAATATCAATATAAGCATCACCATTGCTATCTACAAGGTGTCCGCTAATATTGCTGGTCTCGATCATTTGGCAAAAGCTAATACCTGCCTTATCAGGAGCATGTGTAGCAAAATGCTCTATCATTGGTTCTCCAAATGCAACCATATCAATTGCTGGAACTAATTCTTTAATAAAGTTATAAACATTCTCTTTGCTCATAACAAGTTCTTTGTCACAAGCGGCGCAATCAAACATTGCGTGATAACCCCAGTATGCCATCTAATCTTTTCTCCTCTGCTAGATGTTATGGTATCAATCAAGGAATCGAACCTTGCCACGGAATTGACATGACGCCTTGATGTCTGTACCGTTAGCAAACCTGCATTGACATAGTAAATGGTGGAGGTTAAGGGGATCGAACCCTTAACTCTGCCTTGCAAAGGCAGCGTGTTCCCATTAGCACTAAACCCCCATTAACTTGCTACTATATGCGGAATGTAAGGAACAGCTCTAGGTCCACCGTGTAGTTGTTCAAGAAGTCGTTTAGCTTCCTGCGGTGTGTCCGCATAAACTCGTTTCTTCTCTTCACCATTTGGTGTTCTTACAGTTGCTTCATACATTGGCATATTGTTTCCTAACTGGCGGAGCGTCAGGGAGTCGAACCCTGTGAACCACTTTCATGATTCTACTGATTAGCAATCAGCTGCATTACCGTCCTGCCCACGCTCCGTATTATATTGTTCCTGACTGATGAGATAGAATCTCAAACGTTCTAAGTTCTTCTTTAATTTGATTGTATTCGCTAATATATGGTTCCGACAACCAAGGATTCCAGTTCGGATCTGCTATACCATCATACACAAATTGCATTCTATAACACATGCGATCAGTGATTCCACCGAGGCGCCTATGCAATGTGATAGAGTTATCAAACAATAATAAGTCATTGTCGTTTTGATACCAATGGTCGTAAACGTATTCATCTACAAACAATGTTTTATTAATATGATCAAACATCTTTTGTGAATCAGCCAGCGTCATATCTTTAATAGAATTAATAGTATTGATACTGTAATGCAATCCTTTAATTCCACCGGGACTACGAATAACTAACGGCAGCTCAATTGGTTCCGGACACATGTTCCTATGCATAATACCATCTTGTTCTTCTCGAAGCCCTGGATTGATTTTGCCCGGAGTGAATTGGTGCTGCACTATCATTTCATCAAGTTCACTTCTAAATGACTCACTTTGATTTTCGTACCAGTCTGGTGTAGTCATAAATCCTGTAGCACTTCCGACTGTACCTGCAACGCCTAGTAAACTCACTCCTGGAGAAAACAACAAATTACCCGATTCGTTTGAATGCCATAATAGTTCACCTTCGGCAAACATGCCTAGAGGACTGCCGTCTCCTGCCTGTTTTCCTGTGACTTTGACAACGTTTGTTTTTTTATTACCGCTAATATCAAATGCAATAATGTTCATTAAATTTCTAAAATACTTACGATCATCTTCAGTGACTACAACACCGTTCACTACATCATTGGAAAAGATAAGGTGGTTTGTTTCGTGTGTAAGTTGATACTTTTTAAGTAAATTTAGTATGGCTAGCTTTCTCGGTGTGCCCCATTGTTTTATTCGTCGTTCGTATTCATTAGGTGACAGCTTTACATTTCGAATAATAGTGACTAATGATTCTAAATGTAGTTGTCCAATCTGTTGCCATTCTTCGTCTGAAAGATTATCAAAATCTAAATCGTCAACAAAAACACCAAAACGTCCTAGTCCGGGTATCTTACTAATTTTCATTTTTTTTCTCCTGATCATATTTCGCCCGAGCGATATATATGTAGTACTTATACATTTCTAAATTTTGCTTGCTCTATCAGCACGAGTATTCCCTCGGTCCAAGAACCAAGGATCAATATTTAACTGTCTAGCAGTCTCTACTGCTTTATCATAATCACGAAATGTACTAACTACTACTGCTAATCTATCGCTTTCGCCTATTCTAATTTGCCATTGAGCAAGCTCCGGGTATGCACTACTTCTATAATCGTATACTTTATAGTCATTACGTTTTTTAGTCATGCTATTTCCTTTACATGCTGCTTCTATTATTCTTCTTCTTCCGGTGGATTCGCCAATGGACTAGTAGATGGCTTTTTCTTCGACCATGAAGAATAAGTTGATCCTTCAATTCGCCCACTAACATTTTTAGCAATCTGTTGTATTACACCGCCTTTTGCTAGAAACTCTTCTAGTGCAATGTTAGATGCTGTCTTTTCGTCTGAAGTCATATTTTCCTATTGTTGTTGTTAAAAATAATGGTGCCCTGGGAGAGACTCGAACTCTCAGCTTACGGCTTCTAAGACCGCTGTGTTTACCAATTTCACCACCGGGGCATTAAATTTTCAAAGAACGTTGTTAATTGCTTAACGTATACATATATTATATAGTCATTGTACCGTGGATGTCAAGTACTTTTGGCCTAATAAGATAAAATATATTTGGTCTCGCCTACAGGAATCGAACCCATATTCGTAGGGTAGAAGCCTACTGTATTATCCATTATACGAAAGCGAGAAACTTGGTACGAGCGGAGGGACTTGAACCCTCAATCAATTAAGCGGCAAATTTTAAGTCTGCTGTGTATACCATTCCACCACACTCGTATACATTGGTGCAACCTGTAGGGATCGAACCTACTTCTTCCGGGCTTCAACCGGGCGCTATGACCACATCAGCTAAAGTTGCATTGGTACCCCGGGTGGGAGTTGAACCCACATTTAAATTTCTCTTTTTGAGAGAGACGACTTTGCCAATTTGTCTACCGGGGCAAAAGAAAAAACTCCACCGTAAGTACTATGTCTCAGAGGATGAAGCCATGTTTGGGGAGAATGATGGGAATCGAACCCACGCGAAGAGAATCACAATCTCTGATGCTACCATTACATCACAAACTCCATTATTTTACCGGAGCGGTATTGACTTTTTTAAGAGCTTCCTTGCGCATCATAAATGCTCTGGGATTATCCTGTTTGTGTACTACGAGATAGTCTACTCCGTCAATGACTCGAACGTCACGGACATCGTCGCATACTACTCGCTCACCGTTCCTTTCGTTTTCAAATGTCACTGTTTTCATAACTATCTCCTTTGTTTGGCCGGTCCTGAGAGATTCGAACTCCCAACTTCAAGTTTCGAAGACTTGCACTCTATCCAATTGAGTTAAGGACCGTTAATTTGTAAATGTTCGCCAATCGTCAATGTTTGGCTTTTCGTTTTCATCGTATGTCCATCCCAGTGCCTTCATCATGCGATGCTTGACTAGCAGGTTAGGACTGCGGAAACGCTCAGTATCATTAAAGCCCAGCATCACACCAACTTCACAAACTGCTCCACTACGACAAATGCCTGCATAGCAATGAACAACCACGTTCATTCTATTCTCTAGGGCATGTTGCAATAGTCGAACAAGTTCGTCTGCTTGCTCTTGACTGCATCGCATGGCTTCGTCTAGTGCAAAGTCATTCTTTTCGATATCAAGGAACTCAAAGTTGTGACGCTCTTTGAAAGTATGCTTGGCTTCAGGCCGCCACCCAGCTGGATCTACTATGCTGATCAACATACTGTTCTCACCTGCTGCATGATGAAACCCGGTTGGGATATCACTTGCGGCTACGTTTTCAATCCACGGCATAATCTTCTCCTTTAATATGGCACCCGGAGTAGGAATCGAACCTACAATAGCAGAGTCAAAGTCTGTTGTGTTACCACTACACTATCCGGGAATAAACTTGGTGGTAAAGGTGAGATTCGAACTCACACCGGGCACCGTATGAAGGTGTTGCACAACCATTATGCTACTTTACCATATTGAAACACACTTAACGTGGATCATCCCTAAATGCTTACTGAATTTTACAGTCAGCTAAATGTATTTCAATATGGCAACTTCTAATTCAACCAAGGGCGTGTGACCATTGAAATCGAATAGGTTTACCATATAGAAACACACTAGACGGCGTGTACAATCACGCTCTTGATACCTTACAGATATCCTAATGTGTTTTTATATGGTAGGGGCACCGGGACTCGAACCCGGATAGATCGGTTAAAAGCCGACTATTCTAGCCTTTGAATTATACCCCCGACATCTTATCACTCTTGTCACTTGTCATGACAGATCTCCTTTTTAAATTGTTTCATATCCTAGGTCTACGCTTTCGCTGTAATACCCATTGCTTTCACCTAGCCATCTTACGTCTACATAACCCTTGCGAGTTGCAAACTTGTAAAATGTCCAAGTGCCTGATTCACTGAACTCTTTTTCTATGTTCTTGATTATGTCGAACAAGTTAGTTGATTCTTCTGCACGTAGCAGAGGCACTCCTTCTAGATCACTCAAGTCGCCCACAATGTCCTCGATGCGAACTTCTTCGCAACAGTCTTGTTGGTGAAAGAACACAAATCGTTCTTGATCGTTTTCAAATATCAACTCAGTGCCTCCGACATTTTTTACAGAGGTAAAAACTTTACCTACCATGTCTTCTATTTTAGCAGAGTTGTTCCAGTCATAATAAGACATAATTACCTCCTTTTAAAAATTGGCCACGATTTTTGTCATTTTAACTCAGGCTAACGACGACTCCCTGAGATTAGTTGCAACAGAACTTTGGTAGCCTATCTTGGGAACGATCCAAGGACCCCCGCCTTATCAAGACGGTGCTCTACCACTGAGCTAATAGGCTGTATTTGGCGGAAAGCAGAGGAGTCGAACCCCATCCCATTTCTGGGAACCCAGTTTTCAAGGCTGGTCGCCGGACCATCCCAGCTGCATTACTTTCCATTATTTGGAGTACAGGGTCGGATTTGAACCGACGGCTTTGGGGATTTGCAATCCCGTGCATTGGGCCGCTCTGCCACCTGTACATATTGGTCCTAGTTTTTAGAGAACTAGGAAACTCATCACATCGTAGGACCGTTGCCGTTCTTAAATCCCACAGTACCGCCTTCTGCTTCGATACGTTTGATAACGTCTTCGAATAAGATAGGAGCAAAGTCTGTTTGTTCTACACATACGCAATGGTATCTAGTATCGATCTCATCGCTGTATAATGTAGCACCTGTTTTAGCATCTACTCCACGAGCTTTCATCACACGATTTGCATGAGTGTGTCCGTGTATGTTAACACCAAAACGTCCCATGCTTGCTTCATGTACTGGTATGTGACTTAAGATCATTCCGTTCATAACATGGTATGCACGTAATTCACGGAAGTAAGTTCTATACTCGTCATCACGGAAGATGTCGTGGTTGCCGCGGATTAAGACCTTGTCGCCGTTTAAGCGAGCTAACGTCTTTAAACTCTTGCGGTTGATAACCACGTCACCCAAGTGATAGACTTTGTCTGTGGGCTTAACCCGATCGTTCCAAGACTCGATCATTGCTTCGTCCATTTCATCGGGGTTATCCCATGGACGAAGTTTAGTGACACCGTCGTTGCGTGTGAAGCGACATACACCAGTGTGACCAAAGTGCGTATCGCTTACTAAGAATACTGATGGCATGTTGCTCTCCTTTTATAAAAATTGGCATAGGTGCAGGGATTTGAACCCCGTCTTGCGGTTTTGGAGACCGTCGTGCTGCCGTTAACACTACACCTATATGTTGGTACCAGCGGAGGGGATCGAACCCTCTCAAGAACCCTAATCTGGGGCTAAAAGGTGTATAAGACCTCTCTGACTTCCAAGTCTCGCTGGCATGAAAATGAATTTGTTAAAGATGTTCCACCACATTATAGGAACCATTCACCCGAATTAACAAGCTCGAGCGGGATTCGGTACGTTACTTGGGATACTTAACGGAACGCCGGACCGCCGGTGCAGGGAGTTGAACCCTCATCCTTTTACACTCCCGAGTCCTTCGAAGAAACCCATTGGTCGTGTGTCTTTCTCTTGCTAACACTCTAACAAAACTTGGAGCGGCTAACCGGGTTCGAACCGGTGACATTCACGTTGGCAACGTGATGCTCTACCAACTGAGCTACAGCCGCATTAACTTGGTCTCCGATGCAAGAATCGAACTTGCGCTCCTTGGTCCCAAACCAAGAGTGATACCATTTCACTAATCGGAGTTAAAAATTGTTGCAGTTTTACCAGTTAAACTATTGTAGCTGATTCTTAGTCTTGACTACAAGCTGGCTTCGAACCAGCGATACAACGTAAATTGGTGCCCCTTGACAGAATCGAACTGCCGTAACCTGATTACAAAACAGGTGTAATACCATTATACTAAAAGGGCGAAATTGGCTCCCCAGGTACGGATCGAACGTACGACATCTTCATTAACAGTGAAGCGCAACTACCGCTGTGCTACTGGGGAATAATTTTGGTACACCGTAGGGGAATCGAACCCCTCTTTCCGCCTTGAAAGGGCAGCGTCCTAACCGATAGACGAACGGTGCATATATTTTTAGCATTACACACGGCTTACAACTTCCGTCCCTACCACTATGTAGAAGGTGTAATGCTAAACTTGGCGACTCGACGGGGAATCGAACCCCGATAATCGGATAGACAATCCGAAGTAATGACCTTTATACGATCGAGCCTAAACTGGATGCGGGACTTGGATTTGAACCAAGGATGGCAAAGGCTTATGAGACCTCGCTGTTGACCGGACACTTCCCGCAATAACTATGGTAGGACGTGACGGGCTCGAACCGCCGACCCTCTGAATGTAAATCAGATGCTCTACCAACTGAGCTAACGTCCTATATAAGGGTGGAGACAGCCTACATACGGGCGGTCTTAGCATTTTCCCCGTACTTACAGGGGACGCTTAACTTACCCACATGTCGTCCACTTTATCCGCTTATCGTTGTCAGCAGTCAACCTTCATTGACGATGGCTTGCTACAACAACTGATAAGTTTCAGTCTCCGAAAATGAATTTGCGCTAGGGAGTCGAACCCTATACTTCAATGATGCTTGTCCAACATACAACGGAATCGAACCGTTTAAGCAGCCCTTTCGGGGATGTGTTGCCGTTACACTAAAGCGCAAAACTTGGTGGAGTATCCTGGGATCGAACCAGGCGTGCCATTACGACGGCGGATTTACAGTCCACTGCATCACCATTGATGCTTCTACTCCATAATTGTTAACACTCTGTCTGCGGCATCACAGCCCATGCCAGCTCAAAGTGCTTATTAAAACACACTACCCTGCGGCTCTTTCTTCGGAACAGACTGTACATTTGCATGTCTCCACTGCCTAAAGTGTGTTTTAATAACTAGTATTTTTTTATCCACAAAAGGATAAGCCATCCACTAGTCCGCCCGTTCGCTTATTTTTTAAAGTGCTTTAGCTGGGACCTCGTTTCCCGTATGCACTAAATGAAAAAACCCCAGTTATTTCTAACTAGGGTCCTTTGAAGTTTTGGAATGTTTTAAGTTTTTTACTTAACCATCCCAGCCCTCCTGGACCCCGGTAATCTCTGGTGTGCGATCATATGATAGACTTACACAATTAATCGCTGACCAACCGGAGGCTATTAAGCCTGCCTGTTTAGGCATCGTATTAAATGTATGTTGTCTATTGCACGATTGCATTTGTTTTCTCTTTAATCTTGTTAACTAACTAGCATCATTACTTGTTAGTATGTGTTTATTATAGTGTCTTTTACGACACTTGTCAACCTCTTTTGTAATTTATTTTTGTTGTATTTCTACAACATCTTCAAACCACATTGTCTGCTAACTTGTTTTAATTATACAGTTATTTAGTAGTGCTGTCAACCCCTATTTGCATTTCTGGCAAAATAAATTTTAACGCCTTTCTTCCTAACTATGTACTTATTATATAGTGCTTTTATTTAGCTGTCAATCTAAATATGGCCTGATAATGTTGTATTTTGACGACATTTAATCAATTTCAAGATCAATGGTGCCAGTCTCTCCTGCAATCAACAAGTGCTTGCCGATTTCAAACAATCCGATGCCGCCTGGGAGATCATAAGAACACACGTGAATCTTTGTGATACCGTCGTCGTCAATACTAGCTGCGACGAACTCACTGATTTCTCCGCTTTGCACCATTAGGCGCATTGCATCAATAACATCAATCATGTCTTGTTTTCTCTTGGCTTCCATATCTTCTCTTCCGCCACCGATCGATACTATTTTAGAATTTGTGTCTTTCATTGTTTCTACCTCTATAGAATTTTGTCTGCTATGCCTAGGCTTATTGCTTCATCGGGTGTAAGGTATACATCCGATTCAGGCAATAACTTTCTCTTAATAACACTAGGAGACAACCCTGTTGCCATTTTCAATACGTTGATCATTCTCGCATTGCACATTTCATTTTCTTTCATTGTGGCTTTTATATCGTGAAACTTGCCTTCTGTTGTTTCACTAAACTGATGACACATTAATCCAGCGTTTCTCCCAACATATCGTTCTCCTGGACTGCCCGCTGCAAGGATTAAAAATGCAGCACTCATAGCTGATCCTATTGCAATAGTTCTCACAGCGTGTCTACTACCGTTCATTATATCGATTAGTGCAAACGCATCATATAAGCTGCCGCCTGTGGAATTTATGTACAAAGTAAGAGTTTTGTCTTTTGCATCTAAGTTTTCGTAAGTAATCCACTTAATGCAATCTGTGATATTTTCTTCATCTATATCCCCAACAAGGAAATGAACTGAACTGTCTAGAAGCCTAGAGGTAATTCTGTCTTCATATGAATACGAGTCTGAATTTTTAGCTGCCACAGTTAATCCTTGTTTATTATACTTATCATTTAAAGAATTATAAGATATGTTTATCTAGAAAGCAGCCACAATATCACTTAATTCACCTCAGGGGTAAAACGGTCTACAAAGCTCTCTTGGTAGCAACTGTATTCTTTACATTCGAGAGCAAGATTCTTAGGATTGTGTTCTCGATAATGAACCCAGACATGCCCTTCAAGTTCAATAGTATGCAACACTATAAATTTTTTATCAGTACTCCGCCAAAGTGATCCGTCTTTAACCATAAGCTCTCCTATTTAAAAGTTTCTAATGCTTCTGTATCAACATTCTCAACCATGTGAAGCATAAATCTATAGGCATCCCATGCTTTTTTAACTGGTTCATTTGTACTTAGTTCTGTAGGAAACATATCAACCCAAACTGAATTAGCGGGCTGCTTGTGACGATGTATACCTTCACGACGCGGCTGTAAGATTTTGTTAGTGTCCCATAGTTCTTCTGCAATTTGCTGACATGCCAGTTCATCTAATCCTTCAAGATAATCGTCACGATACATATACATAGCAATAACGTTCTCTAGTTGTGCCTTGTCATGCACAGAAGTTGCAGCAATGATAAATGCAACATCGTCAATGTTTACAGTTCCATTAACAATATCACGAACACATCGTCCAAAACTAAAACCGATTTTCATACATAATCCTAATTTATTAAATAATATACTATTATAACACAAGTTAACAGGAAAGTCAACTCCATTTCATAGCAAACATAGTTGCATCTTGTTCGTTTTGGAAATACCATGCTCGCCCTCGTGATTCCTGTATGTCACGAAACTTGTTTTGACAATGCTCTAAACACCAAGTCAGCATATCATTATAATTTTCATCGCTGTTCAAACGCACAACATGATAGTCCGCAAGCACAGCCATTAAACTTTCAGTAGGACGATGCCGCCATATATTCTTTTTGGCTGTCATTGCTGCAAATCCCATCAATGCTTCCTTAGCAACCATTCTGTCAGTCGTGCTCCTTGCAGTTTGGCACGAATGTTATATTTGTATCCGTAAGATACTGGATCGGCAGCTCGGTGCCAACTAGGAGTTTCTACAGCATGTTCCATGATCCATTTGCCGTTTTTCGAATTCTGCCATTCCATTAAGGGATGAGCAGCATATAGATCAGGATCTTCTACATCACCCAATGTAAATTCGTGAACAGTGATTTCTTTAGTTTCTTCCACACGATCTCCTACTATAGTATACCTATATATATCCTGCGTAGGTCGAGTACCTAACCAACCCTGACTACTATCCCAATTGAGTCGATCAATTGCCATATTTTAGTGTAAACAGTGTGGCTTCTTTGTGATCCATAATAGCAACAGTCCACATAGGATCTCCACTATTAAAACGATGAGTGTAATCTGCTGTAGGGCAATGCCGAGCCATCCAAATTTCAAAGTCATGATCGTCTTCAGGATAGACCCAACATGACCAACTGCGTGGCAGGACAGTTTCTCCGTAGGGATTTCCTGGATTGATTGGAGTCACTCCGTCATTGAATCTCCAGTGATGTACTAAGGTCTTCATCGCCATTTCAGAACAAACATAGTTCTATCCT